GTGTGGTCAACGGCAAATCGGTGTCAACCGGATTCTGAATACCGCCCAACTCGACCACATTGTCTATCCCGCGTTGTCCGAATACCAAAAGGCATGGATCATCGACATTGACAGGAACAGTGAGAAACAACCCCCCGCCCACTGAGGCAGGCAAGACCACAGGAACATTTTCAATGAGCGGGGGGTCTAAATACTTGACGAAACCGTTTCCTACAAACTTGATACGGACTGACATTTGAACAGTGGCCATTCCGGTTGAATAATCAAACGACTTGATTATCCCCGGTGACGCGGTATAAAGGGAGTACGCAAGATTGTCAAAATCAAGCTCAAACTTCAAACCTTCTGGAACAGTACGCAAATCCATTACTTAAAACTCCCCCAAAGACCGCTTGCAGGATTCATGACCTTACAATCAAGGTTCATTGTCCACTCGTTGTCAACCGTAGAACCGTCAAAAGACAAATTGTGTATCAGCCAATCCTTGTTTAACTGAGGATTGATTTTAGATTCAAGTGTCACGAAATCGCCAGCCCAAACAGAAGGATTCAAATAGGCTTGAACACGCACGGCATACATGATTTTGAACGGACCTTCGAGAGACGGGACCGCCGTCATCAAATTGCCTGTGCGATAAGACACGATGTGATTGCGATTGAAATTGGTTCCGTCCAACATTGCCTGAAACACGCCGTTAGGAAGGATTGTCCACGAGAACCCATATTGCAAGGCCAACTTGTTCAATATGTCCTCGGTCTGACCGGCGTATGAGAATCCACCGCTTCCCAACCTCATGCTTGACGGTACGGTAATACGAGAAGTGTCCCATTTTGCTTTAAGGTTGTCAGACAGAGATTTCAAAATGTCAACAAGAGCCGTATATGCGGAAAAAGTAACAGTATCTTTGCTCTGTATGAACTGAGTCGTGAACGTGTGACAGTACACCGTGGTAACAAAATTAGCGCCGACACGCCGAGTATACGAATTGATGATTCCGCCTGAATAAATTTCCTGCAATCCGGTTGTCTCTGTGCCGACCTTAACCACAATTTTCAAACACGGCTGATTGAACAAAGCGCGCTTATCGACAGACAGGTTGTAAAACGTGATTTCACTAAAACCTGGGATTCCCAATATGGTCTGCTCGACATGGAACTTGATACCAATCGTGTCAATGGATCCGTCAGACAAAGCAGAAATGGAAGTCACAGAAGACGTGTTTGTCTCGTCAACCGGACTAACGTCAACCTGAATCAATCTGCTGTATGGATTAGCTGACGGCATAAGGAAACTCAAAATCCTCAACTGGAGGTACAAGGTAAACTTTTGCGGAAGAACCAAGGCTTTCTGATGTCATGTTCTGAGTACCGTCTATGTCATAAACAAACAATGACCATCCTTCCAACGAATCGACACCAGAACCTTGAATCAAATTGTTGATTCCCGTAGCCAAAACAACACCCGTCAAAACCAATTCATTGTTCGCATCAATGATGTCGCACAACCACCGCTTGGTGATGTCACCTGACCAATACGTTCTGAAAGTAAACGTACCGGTGTCAGTCGTTATGCTGAATTGTCTTGCCGCCGAACTATCTGCCGGTACAACGTAAGCCATGATTACCTCGTAAGGATGATTGATCCAGTCCTTTGAACAGGTATAGTGCCAACATCCTGCTGTTCCTCGATAGCTTTTACGGAAGGTGCCGCATTGACTCTTGTTAATGTCGCCAACGTAACAAAATTGACCTTTTTGAGAGTTATGGTGAACCTCAAAGCGCCACGGAAAGGCTGATTGTGTACGGCATTGTAATTCAGCACAACCATGTCGTTGTACATAGCATGATAGGTATACAAGTCGAAAACGTCACGGCTTCTCCACAACGATTCAAGTTGAGCAAGTGCCTGCACGGCCATGTCGTATCCGCTTTTGTTTGTAACGGAAGACACGTTTGTCTGAACACACCTGATTACAACTTCTTGCGGCTTCTGTATAATGTGGTCTGAGACAATACTACCGTCCTCAACAGTAAACTCCGTCATAACGGAACTGCGGTTGTGGTCTTCGCCTTCCAAAACATTGACCTGAAACCCGTCAATCTCGTACAAAAATACGGGGGTCTTAACTCTGTTTTTGAATGGAATAGCCATAACTATTGAGAAAGCGGATGTTGATAGTTGTTGAACGTAGAACGCTTCACATTCTGACCGTTCCAAGTAACTGAAGGTGACTGTGTTCCTGCACCGTTAATCTGGATGGACACACTCTCGGGAACAGTGTTCACCTTGTTTGTTCCAAGTCCAGCCTGCGCATCAGGACGCATTCCGATTTCATCCTTCTTTACGTAAGCCTTTGATGTGGTCACTGACTGTTTCAAACCTTCAATAAGTTTTTCACCGGCCATCAATGGAGCACCGAAAGGAGTCATCAATTTGAATATCGAAACAATGTTCTTGCGCCATGACTCAAAGAAATTATCGAAGTGTCCCATGAGTGGGTCAAGAAGTACACCCTTCACACTTTGAACGAAATCAGTCAAAGTCTTCAAATACTGATTTGTCATGGGTGAAATTGAAGAAACAAACGTGAGATATGTTGACTTGATTGTCTGTACCAATGTCTGAAAGTTTGTGTTCATGTCTTTCAGATTGGCAAGAACATTCTCACCGACAATAACTCCTTCACGTTCCAAACGCGCACGTTCTGTAATGAAGTTGTCCCAACCCTTCGCCGCAATCTGCATGAAATCTTGCGACACGCCAAGACTCTTTGCGAAACGTGCCGCCTCTTTCACGTCACCTTTTGTCCTTACGTTTATGGCATCAAACAAGTCTTTCAGGATTGAATCAGTGTCACGCACAAGACCGGTCTTAATGTCATGTGTCGGTATACGGAATGCCGCAAGGATTGCAGGAAGTTGATCGCCAGCCAAAGCCGGAATACCCGTAATTGTCGCTTCCAAATCGGCCATTGCGTTGCTTGCGGAATAACCCATGCGTTCCGCCACAGCGCCAAGACCTTGCACAGACTTTGAGGCAATGCCTATCCGCTGTGCCATATTGCCCATTTGAGTTCCTTCAAGCGCGGCGGCTTTAATCTTGTCCGCCACAACCTGAATAGCGTCACTAGCCGATTTGGCCATGTAAACGACACTCGCAAGACCTGGGGCAATGCCGTTTAATGTGCGCAATGTGTTCTGAAGAAGAGAACCGCCGTACTTGTCTGTCTTAGACTTGTCATCCTTCTTGGCTTTCTCTTTTTCTTTCTTCGAGAACGATGGAATCATGCCATAGATTTCAGGCATGGGTTTGCCAGCACCGTAGACCTGCGAACTCGTATATTCAGGAACATTGGTCTTGGATTTTGATGCGGATGTCTTTCGTCCGGCACCTCCACCAGATATGGCACGATTCCAGTTTCGGAATGCGTCGAAACCAGACTGCATACCTTTGAGCGATTTGTTGATGTCGTCAACAATGCTCTTGACAGGTTGCAACGCCTCTGCGGCTTCTTGCGCACCGTTCTTCAGTTTGTCGGCGTCAAGTCCAAGACTGACAACTAACTCTTCAACCGTTATCGCCACGTTTGGACTCCAATTTCGCCTTCATGGCAATCATGTCTTGCCAATCCAACATTAACGTCATCTCGTAACAATCGCCTATAGTCAACTCGCCTGACTTGATCTGTTTCCAATTTGTCAAGCCTGAATGACACAGACGCGAAAAGAAACTGAGAGAACCAAAACCTTCCGGTACGTCAATCTCGACAGTATCCGAATCGCGAAAACCGTCAAGACCCAACTTGCAGACTAAATCTTGACGCCTTTCAATATATCTGCAACGTTCGGAAAAAAATCCTTCAACAAGACCCCGATTGATTTCACCTGCACAAAGAACAGGTCTTGTTTGTGGACATTGAACCATTCCTGAAACGCGACAGGACTGTTCATGTATTTACCGTCCGGCAACACGACATATTGACGGACCTCGTTAAACAGTCGTTTAATCCTGTCGCCATCAAGTTTTCCAATGTTTCCGACAATCTGCCAAAGGAAATTTTCGACAGCATCATCTTCAGAAAATTTAATGGCGGACAGAACAGGCGAGAACGTGATAGACGCCTCGGTCATCAAGTCCATCGCCTTGTCTGGCGACAGACTCATGACCTTGTAATCATTGCCATTGACACTAAGTGTTTTAAACTCCATTGCGTTGTTCCTGTGGTCTTATAATTTTAACCGGCCTGATTCTGAAGAATGACGCGAGCCACAAAGACGAACTCGATGCCTGCCTGCTTCTTGTCGCCAGTGGTAAGGTCGCCTGGAAGAGAAATGCACCCGTCAGCAAACGAATAGAGAATCTTAGAACCGCTGTATAGAACAGCCGTGGTCGTACTCTCAGAGAAATCCTGTTGCTGGAACAGGTCATAAAGATACTGACAATCCTCGGAAGTTTCGCGCAACGTGAAATGCAATCTGCCGCCCTGCTGTGTCGCACGATTCAATCCGGGGCCATCGGTCCCCTCAGTGATGTCAACCTCACCGCCTACAAACTCAACGGTGAACGAAGTGCCATCCATAAAACCGCCAAGCGCCTTACCACCGACAACCAGACGATGGTCTTTCTGTGCATAGATTTTGGTTCTGGTCAAGCTCATTTAACGTGTCTCCTTTACACTTACTGAACCATGTCGATGTTGACAGTCACCTTGTGGATTGCGCCACTCAAATAACAAGTGCCGCTGATGCTCGGTCCCTTGCGGTCAGCCCTGTCACTTGCGCTGACAAGGTAAATCGGAGTCGGAACGAACGAGTACGCCTTGGCAACCGTAAACCCGCTGTCACTCTCGCTGTCAGCAATCTGACGGTCGGCAAGGAAACCGTTAAGCACGTACTTGTTGCCGATAACGTCAAGAGCCGCCTTCAGCATCATCGAACCTTCAATCGTGCACGGCACCTTTTTCTTGGCGAGGAACACGTTGAACACCGCGACCTGACATTCCTCCTTGAAGTTCTGAATGCCGACATAATCGTCACAGAACCAAGACGCCGCAGTATTCTTGCCCTCACGAACGAAGATCGAGGTATTGCCGGTCTTGGCCACGACGTTATAGTTCTTACTGTCCAACACAGCCCACTGCGTCTCGGTGATGTCGCTTGCGGTCATGCCAGTTAGGGTCTTGAACTTCAACGTCTTGACCGTGTTGATACCGCCGTAATCAACGCTCAACATGCAAGCCATAGCGGCGACTTCGGGATACTCACCAACCGCATCGGAGAAGAACAGCGTCGTACCTGTGCTGGACGAATTGGTGAGGACCGAACCAATGTCAGCCGTAGACGTGGAACTGTAAGCCGCAATGTCGTTGCTCACCAAGAAGCAAGCGCCACCACCTGCCACAGCCCAACTAGCCAACGCCGACTGATTCGTGGCGTCACGATAATTAAAGTCACAAGCGAATGCGAAAATCTTCTTGCCGTTCGCAATGGCCTGATCCTGCACCAACTGCGCCCATGCGGTTGACAGAGTGTTAGCCGCGATACCACCGGTTAGAGTCGTGCCGCTGACGGTGATGTTGGTGCCGACCTTGGCAAGCGCAATCGCATTACCATCCGTGCCAACGCTGTCGTAAGCGAGGTCAAGCTCGGTGGAAGACGGTGTGCCGGTGACATTCGTAACGCCAGTCGTACCGGTGTAATACTCGACACCTTCCGTACCGCTAAGGTCAACTGCGGCGTCAAGATTCTCAATGGTCGTTTCGAGGTCAGCGCCAATCTTAACGTCGTTCGCCTGCTCCATCGTGTCTTTAAACCGATAGGTTTGCGTGCCGATGGTGACGGTGTTTCCGTCTGCGGGCTGTGCCGCAAACGTAATCGTGCCAGTAGCCGCGACACCAGCAATCGGATTGATTCGACCGACTGCAATCTGAGCGGGTCTAGGCGACTGCGAGAAGAACGCCTCACCAGCTTTATAAAGGTCACTGCCGGAAATCCAATCGGTTGCAAACGCCGAAAGCGAGCCATAATAACGGACGTACTCGCCAACTTCCCATGCGACTGCTGGCTCTTGTCCGGTAAGGACACAGCACATAGTCATATCCGTAGCAATCTCAGTCGTTCCGCGAGTGATGTTGACAATCACGTCAAGGTCACGATGCAAAGCCCGAATAGCCATCTTTAGTCTCCTTCTGATTCACCAACAACCTCCGTCACCTTCACATAGTTGACTTGCGGAACGGAGGTCACAATGTCAACTTTGTTAAACCAATCCATAACCATTTCGTGTGTCACTTCGGCATAGAACTTGAAATTGAAATATGCCCTTTCGCGTACACCGCCGTCTTTGTCCGGCTCTGGTATGGCCTGCGCATCGTCAATATCGCAAATCCCTAGAACCTGTCCCGCTTCAAGCATCTGCTGAATGTCGCTTTTCAACGCCGAACGTAACGCGGATGTACGCTTCAATGCGTCCTTGCCGTAACACACGATACGCGCAGTGAAGTACGAATCGTCGCTGATTCTCTGCACGTACCTTTCATCTTCCGTGTCTCCACATGAACGGTAAACATGCGCGTTGCCTTCATGCCAATACACCATGAAACCTGTGTACACCTGATTCTGAGGACGCGCACCGGGAGCACGCTCGTTCAATATCAATTCCCCGTCTGTGAGGAATTTCAATAGCGAGGTAATCGACTGCTCGATCCTATCAATACCTGCCGTTTCTTGTATCATTGAACCTCGTTGCCCTGTAACTCAGGTGTGAAGCGTTTACCGGAATCAAATCTGACACCTTGAACGTATACCCATCGAAAGTGAAATAAGTTTGCTTGCTGTCTCGCTCTTGAATATAGAACGTGTCAGGCGGCATAATGTGAATGTCTACCGTGCCATCCATGTGCGTACCTTCAGCCTGAAACTTAGCCCTGAAATCCGTCTCAGTCGTAATCATTGCCATCACATTGCGGCGAGAACCTTCAACTTCACGACCCTCAATGACTCCACGGTCATCAGACGAATATTCCTGCTCCCATGCCTCTACAGACTGAGACGCCCATTGAAACACATTCGTAAAGTCCAAAGCTAGTGCCATTACGCTTTCCTCACTTCATGCTTAATGTCACCGTACATCTCGCCAGTGTCAACAAGAATTTTGCTGTGTCCCTTCAACTCGACAGTGGTTGCCGCGTTCGGCTCAAAGTCCTGCGAATCGATACTCTGTTGTATTCCGACTGACATTGCTATACCAAGACCATCAAGTTCTTTACGCACATTATTGATGTCGATGCCTTCAAGCAACGGACTGATGTTGTCTTTGATGAACGGTATACTTTGCACCATGAACGGTCTTGCGGGTGTGCTGGCATTTCCTTTTCCGAACACCGGTCCTGAATGTCCGAACTCGTTCAAGTATCCGTGCCTGATGTTATCAGGACTGGACTTGCCTTTCACCAAACCGGCAACAACAACATGTCCGGAACATGACCGCGCTATACGCCTAAGCGCCTTGTCAATCCCGCTCTTGCCTTTACGTTTCAATGAGGCACCCATTACGGAAACCTCCTAGAAACTTGCGATACCTTTTGTCAAAGAACGGTCACACAGCGCAAGGTATTCCAAACCGTACACTGTGCGACTATAAAATCCGCGCCAATCACCACGCCATGAAGTCAGATTATACGGCATGGCAAACTGCTCACTGACACTGTGACCTGCAACCTGACGCCCGCTTGAAACGCCGGGACTTGACAAGTCGCGAACTCCATAAGGAGCAAGGTTAATCCTATGGCGAAGACCAAGTATATGCGCCGTTTGCAAATACACGGCCTTGTCACGGTTAGTCTCAAAGTCAGTGGAGCAATCGGCGTCAACTTCATCCAAGATAACCTGAATAGTCGCCTGCACCGTCACTCCCGTAGGAACAACGATACCCGCGAACTCAGGATACCTAGCGAGGAAGTTTGACGCCGTGTATGACATTGTTAAGCCTTCAACTCAGTTTCGGCGTTACGAGAACCGACCTTAGTTCTTGCCTTCTTCCCCTTTGATAAATTGTCAAGCGAGGCTTCTGCCAATTCACCCGTAGGCTCTGGAACGCTGGTCTTCCACGTCTCTTGGTCAATCGTGACTTTCTTCTTCTCAGGGAGAAGCGTACCATTGTCAATCCACGCCTTGACAATCTCGGTGTCTTTGATACGGTCCCAATCGTCACGTTCAATCTGCGTACCGACAACGCATTCACGCGCCGGTAAAATCGTATAGTACTTCGTCACGTAATCGTTGTTCTTGTCATAGAACGAACAATTCAGGGTAATCGGACCCTGCGAAGTGTTTGCAACGTAAAGTGTATCTTTCATGGTCTTGCCTTTCTTTGTTTGGAAGTACCCCCAGCCCGTATGTTCCTGCACCGGACTGGGGGACTTGTCGCAACCCAAGGTTAGATGCCGTCGAAGTACTGCATCGAACCCTTGTGAATCACCGCATACGAACCGAATTTCTGCTCGGCGTAGAACGACGCGCCAAGTGCTTCAGGCACCGGAGCGCCCAACTTGAACGGCATCGGGAAGGGAAGGTACTGATACTCTGCACTCTTCTCCATAACGACCATGCGGTTAGTCCCGTTCGCACCGGCACCGGCCAGATAACGAATGGGCTTAATCGTAAGCTCATTACCAGTCCACGCCGTGTAAGCGTTGTTCTTCTTGATCCACTCAAGGATGGAAGTCGCAACCGCAACACCGCCGACCACCAACGGAACCTGAAGGGCGAAGAACTGCGCGGGCGGGAGGTAAATCGTACCCGGATTAAAGATGTACTTCGTATCTTCCATCACCTTCTTGATTGCCGCGTTCACGTCATCGATGATCTGCGAACCGGTCTTAGCCGACCACAGAGTCGAGAAACCAGTACCGGTGGCCGCTACGTTGGACGCCGTGACACCCGTATACGACAGGAAACCTTCAAACCCGACCTCAGCCGCACCGAAGAACACGCTCGTCTCAATCAGGTTCTCGCACGCCTTACGCTGGACCTTACCCAAGTCCTGCGCAAGCGAACCAAGATTGCCATGCTCGTAAACGCGGGCGTCCTCATTCGTGATAGCCGCCGAAGTGGCCGACCACGCCATAGGAATCGTCAGCGCGCCAAGCGACACACTCACGCTCGGAATGTTGCGAGGCGAGGCACCCTTGCCCATGAACTGAGCCGCACCAACCTGATCGCGGATTGGCTGGACATAGTTCTGAGCGCCGGGGTTGATGTCGGTCTTTACCTGATCGTCGCCGATGATGTCGCGCCACAGAAGGTCGGCGTACTTCACGTCCATGAACGTGCTGTTGACCTGATCGTAAATGCTGATAGCAAGTTCAGCACCCGTCTGACTAGCACCAGCAGTGAAAGAATAGGGCATTGTTTTTCTCCTTAACCAATGACGAGTTTAGCCAAAGAACCAGCCGAAGCGGAACTGTTCCACTTAGCCTTGGCCGTCAGCGCAACCGTATCCGTAACGGTCACAGCCGCCGCGCCACCAGTAAGAGTTGCGCCGGACACAATCATCGTGTCGCCAGTCTCGGCAAGTGCGATGCTGTTTCCGTCCGTGCCACCGTCAACCGCCGTAATGGTCAGAACAGGAGCCGAATAAGCCGCAAGGACAACCGTCCCCTGCTGGGTCGTGCCCGCATAACAATCGGTGCCTTCAGTAGCCGTACCATTCAGGACCTTGACCAAGTGCGCAACCGTATCCGCCAGAGCGGACTCAAGTTTCACATCCTCGGCCTGCGCCATCGTACTCTTAAATCGATACGTGACAGAACCAACCTTAATGGTCGTGCCATCAGCCGGATTAGCCGCGAAACTGACCGTGCCGCTAGCCTTAACAGCCGGGGTAACAGCCGTGATAGCCGTGCCGCTGAAACCGCCAACAGGAGTCGTGGTGTCGGAACCAACGTCAGCCTTGATGCGCCAATAAGTTACCGCTCCAGCCGTAGCGCCATTGTACGCCACCGCCCAAATGCGTCCGCCAACTCGGTCAGACGACAGAAGCATAGCGCCCCAATTGTCCTTAATCATCGCCTCGCCAGCCGTAGCCGTGAACGCGCTCTTAGGACGAATCATGACACCAGCGAAATCGGCGACAGTCTCGGAACCATTAGGAAGCGAGATGGTCGTATCGTTCACGCCGGGACGACGTGCGGACGCATTAATCGCGCTTATAACTCCAAGACCGCAATCAATACCTTCAGCCTCGTCAACAAGAACCGAGTCGGTAAGATTGATGTCACTCTCATTGACAAGCTGACCCGCGAACGCCGACGCCATCTGATCGGTATACGAGGTCTGCACAGAACCCAACGGAATAGGAGTGCCGTTGAACGTAGCCATGTGTTAGTCTCCTTTAACGAACGAAAATGGGGTGTTTCTTGTCACCCTCATTGTTTACCTTACTCACCACAGGCTTGCGGACTTCAGTAACCGAAGCCTTATTCAACGTCTTAGTCAGAACGCCGAACAACATCTTGGCATTGTCATCGCTGTAATCGATGCCCTTGGAATTGCAAATGTGAGCCGTCACCACGCGCATACGCTCACTCTGCGTCTTAGCGTTCTGAAGTTTGGCGTCAAGCTCTTTCTTGGAATCTTCGTCGCAACCGTTCTCGATGACGGTCTTCTCATTCTGAATGTACGCCTGCCTGTCCATCATCTGCGCTTCCTGATACTCCTCAGACTCGTACTGTTTGATACGGTCCTCAAGCATCTTCTTCTCAGCGTCAAGAGCCTGCATGGCTTTTTCGATGTCACCGAACTTCTGCTTGGCGTCCGCAAGCTCATGGTTCTTCACTTCCATGTCTGCGGCGTTCTTCGTCTCAACGTCTTTGACCATCGATTCAGCGACTTTAGAGTCCGATTCATTCTCAAACTCATACTCGCCGACCGAATTGGTAACTTTCCATTTCATCACGGTCCCCTTTTCGTTCATAATGCGGACGGAAGGCCCGCAACGCCCCCTGCCAAGCGGCAAGAGTACAACATGATTCATCACGGTTGGAATCTGAATTGCGTCGGCCTCGGGGTCGTTTTCGAGAACGTCAACGGTGGAGTGATAACCAGCCGAAAGTTCCTGCAACTCGCCCGATGTAATAGCCGTAATGGTATCGGCGTCATTCACCACGCCGTCAATGACCATAGCGCCACCCGCGACAATGGCCGAACCAGCTAACGCGCCCTTGATGTCAGTCGGATCAAACGTGAGAGCGTCCTGCCACTCATGCTTGAACGCGATAAGAGGACGCCCTTCAGCCGATCGAAGGAAGTCATCGGTGAAAGAGCTGTCGGGGATTCGCACACGCCAAACGTCCAACTCAGGCTTGATTTTGGTAATCTCTTCCGGCAAGTCCTTCTTCGCGTAATTGAAAACGCCGGACTTCAGAACGCACATTGTAATGCGAAGGAAACCATCGGCGTCAACGCGCCACTCGGTTGCATTCTGAAGTTTAGATGAAAATCTATACATCTTCTAGTATAGTACTATACTACAACCGTTTTGTCAACATTTGATAGGCCAATGTATACAATGTATTATACTTACTGTATATTTACTATTGACTTATTACAAGGACTGTGTTATTATTGTCTCATTGAAAGGATGATTATGACTTACAAATACAAGAATCGCAAACTTGAACAGGCCATGATGGAATGCGCGTTGTCTATCCAAGAATTGTCCAGGTCAACACAAATGACTCGTTTTACCATCCGTCGAATGCTAGACAACCGTCCTGTTCGTCGATGCTCAATTCGTAAAGTGTGCGGCGTGCTTCAACGTACACCTATCAACGTCGGTCTTGCACCTATGCCTTCAGTAGATTTGACCGAGGTCGTGTGATGAGAATCAACCTGCATAACGGTATAATATCATTTCATCGTGACTTCCTAAGCGTGTTCGATGACGTTCGGGCTTGCTTGCTAATGTCTCAGTTGTGCTATTGGGGCATGATGAAAAGTCCCGACGATTGGTTCTACAAGACACGAGAACAACTGGAATTGGAGACTGGTCTTAAACCTCACGAACAGAGAAAGATGCGCAAGTTGTTACGTGAAAAAGGATGGATTGAAGAAAAGTTTGAAGGTGTTCCTCCAAAGTTGTACTTCAGAATGGGTTCTAACTTTCTGAAATACTTGGCCGTACAAGGAACCATTGCCAAGAAATATGCCGACAATAGAGAACAGTCTTCCATAGGTTCCGAATCGGAACCCTTAAGGGTGTCAAAACGGAACCCTTCTACTATATATAATAAGAATACAATACAGAACACTACAACACCTGACCATAGTACAACCAAAATTTTAGCACACATTGCCAACAACGCATCATGTCGTGAAGAAAAGAACGCGGTGTTACGTGTCGCCGAATCAGAAGGTATCGATATGAACGATTTCGGTAAAGCTCGTGTCGATGATTCAGACTATCCATTCTGAGGATCATAATTAACAAACCAACAAAGGAAATAACCAAAATGAATAAACCTTACTACCAAGATGATGCGGTAACGATCTACCACGGGGACTGCCGCGAGGTTGCCGCTGAAATAGACCACAAATTTGACGCAGTAATCACAGATCCACCATACGGGTGTACATGTAACGATTGGGATAATGTGCTTGATTTTCAATCGTTTTGGAAAGTCGCTTCGGCTAAGCCGAATGGGGCCATCTGTATTATGGCACAACAGCCATTTGCGACAGACCTTATTGTCAGTAATCGCAAACGCTTCCGCTATGACCTGATTTGGGCAAAGAGTAGGCCGGTGGGATTTTTGAATGCCAGCCGTCAACCATTACGTGCCCATGAGCATATCCTTATATTTTATGACAAGCAGCCAGTTTTTAACCCGCAAATGTCAAAAGGAGAGCCGTACACAAAACGACATGTTACCGCCGACCGTCCTGGGTGTTATGGAGACTACCAGCATGCGCCGGTGAAAATAAGCAACGGAGACAGATACCCCAAATCGGTTATTGAGGTCTCGAATTTTAACGGGTGCCAATTCGGATTTTCAAAAGACAGAAACCAGCATCCTACACAGAAACCAATTGAGCTGATGACCTATCTCATTGCCACCTATACTAATGCTTGTGAGACGATCCTCGACCCGTTCGCCGGTTCTGGCACGACGGGCCGCGCCGCGAAAGACCTCGGGCGCAAGGCCACGCTGATCGAACGGGAAGAACGTTATTGCGAGATTGCGGCGAAACGCATGGAGCAAGAAGTACTACCACTTGAATATAAGTAATCATGTTATCGAAATCATGGTTAACGTCTTACAAGTTACGAGTAACGTGTAAGTCTTAACCATGAACTCGAAATCAAGTGCAAGTGACAACCACATACCACATAAGTTACATATTACATAATACATTATACACAAGTGATGTCATCTTGTCAAGTTTTTTGTAATCCGTAAACTTTTCCGTAAACACGAAAAATCTTCCAAATGGTTGAACACTAGTGACTTGTGAACGAAAATCGAGGTATAACATGCCGAATTACGTAAACCATGTGTTGTCTGTAGTCATGATATTTAAGAAATCTGAAAAACGCGCTTGACTTGTCGGTGCCGATTGTGGCAAAATGTGACTCACAAAAGGAGGGTTGAACTCATGAGCGAGGAACAGAACGGATCGAAGGCGTACACGCCGTCACCTGAGCGGCTTGGTTCGGCTGGGTGGGCAATCTCTCTGAATGGGGAAACCTACGATGGCGATACGTTCAAGGACGAGTCGGACGCTATCGAAGAGGGGACGGTAGGTTATAACGGTGTCCCGTTTTGGCTTGGCAAGGTTTGCCCGCCGACACCTCCTGAAGACTTGTTTGACGTAGCTGACTGGCTTGAGCGCGTGGCGTGCGATGACGACTATTCTGGTGAGTGGTCGGAAGACTGGGACATGTCCACGAAGGAGCAACGCGCCGAACTAGAGCGCGAAGTCCGCGCAGTGATTGCTTCTTGGCTCGACCGCCACAATCTGCGCCCGACATTCTTCAACGTGAAAGACGCTCGGCTGATTGAGCCGAACACCGGCCGCCAGGTGCGGCGCGAAATGGAGGCAGTCAATGAGTGAGAACAAACAGAGCGGAGTGACGGCGGGCACGCCGACACCTGAGCGGATTGGTTCGGCGGAAATCTGCGGAGAGACGCTGTTTAACCATTTCACTCCCGGAACCCCGCACATTTGCAAACGTGAAAAGGGTCACGACGGAAATCACTGTTGCGGTTTTCAAGACTTATTTGATACTGCTCCTTGCGGACATGAGTGGCCGAACAACCAGATAAGCCACGCGCCCAATCTCATGAATAACAGGACAAACTCCGTCCGCGTTGGGCTTTATCGTCTGGTTAGGCGGATTCGCCTCATCTACTGGACGTGGAAATACCGTCATATTGACCCTGACCTTTGCTGCTGCGGAGGTATGATAAGCGACGCAAGACCCGGAGATAGTATCTGCGCACATGGGGGATGTCTAACGTGCGCAATGGATAAGCCGAACACGATCCGTGAGGCGCTGTAGCCCGTCGCCTCAATGGCTTGGTTATCCGGTGATTATTTTGGAGGTACAATGATGATAACAAATGGATGCAAGAACTGGAGATGCAGAGATTACGACACCACCATGATGTTGCATTGCGCGAGATCAATCAGCAAAACCGATGATCGGCCGTACGCTGTAATTTGCAACGCATACATGCCGCGCGTTCACGCAATGGTGAGCCTTGCCCACATAGGATGGGTGACACTGGCAATTTCGGTCTTGTACGGATCATTGACTGTTTTCGGATGGATGACGGCAAACGACTTCATGGCGACAATTTCTGGGTGCCTGCTTCAGTGGTTTGTGTGCGCAATTTCTTTTAGGAGATTTGGATAACACGTGAGGCCAGCCACGGTATCCCGTTGGCTGAGCCGATTGGTTGGACGATTATTGTTGGGAGAACGACCATGACCGAGACTGAAATAATTGAGCGTGCCATAGACCCTGTTGCCGGTGATCGTTTTGAGTGGAACGGGCAGGTTTGCGAAGTGAAAGATGTCGCGGACATACACAACGTAGGAGTGATCGTCCATTATACCTTTACGGCGTATGGAAAGACCACTTCTTTGTCCGAGTTTTTGAGAGTGTGGCCGACACGCGTCAGGAAAACAATCGCCGGTGGAGCGGTATTTATTCCGTCCAACAACGTAATAGGCGCAACTGAGTCACGCCTAACACCGGATATCCATTATAAACACCAACTGAGGACAACACCATGACCACGCAACACAACGAATTTCACGACAAACTGTTACGCATACGCAAGGCGGCGTTCATTGACGAATTGACGTTGCTGTGTCACAAATACGACTTTGAACTTGTGACAACTGAGGTCAAGGATGTGCATGATTACGAAGGCGATGATGAAGATGTCAACAGTGATTAACACGAATTGACAAACTATCAACATGGTTATCAACAGGTGAAATATTGAAAAACACCAATGAATACTGTGATAATTGATAGTTATTAACAGGTGTAGGTTATACTACTACTAATAATATAGTTTTAAAGCATTGTAGTAGTGTTTACCTAATTTCGGGATTGTTCAACCGCATTAACGGCAACGCATGACAACGGCACCCGTAGGCTTGTCCGGGGTGTCCGTCAGGCGGCGGATTAGACCACTCAAACGTCTTGCCGTCTCGTGTCCAATGATCCATGTGGTCTGGACTTCCAATGGGATACATACCATTAGGATTGCCGACAACTCGATTGTCCTTCATTGTCCGCCAAACATATTCCGTGACACCCGCATAACCTTGTACACGTTCCGCCGTTTTCGAGTACAGCAAGAACGCCTCGTCTGCGACACGACGGGTAACAGACTTTTCGGCTTTCTCTTTGAAAGTACCCCATTCGTCATCGTCAAGGCTTTTGTCCATCACCTTCTGCATGTCAGCCTCGAAACGTGTCATAGCCGACAATGCGTTGTCCGATGTGGCACCCCAAAAAGCGTCAGGAATGACAACTGAAGCCTTCTGGCCGAAAACACGCTCAAAACCGCCTTCTATTGCGTCCTTGCTTCTTGCCGCCGCTTCTATGGCCACCCGCTCCAAGAACGCGCCAGACGAGATACTGATGCGTTCAATAACGTCGTGGTTGATTGCAGTCACAAACGTAGCGTATTCGTCCTTGGTTTTGATGCTCTTCGCCTTGTCCAACAGCTTGATAAGGTTGCGGTACACGTTTGCAACCGCCATGTGTCCACGGAATGACGGTGACGTTACAAACTCCGCACCCTTGACTTCGGGGTACAGTTTGAGTCCCGTACCACGTTCCACAAGGCGAGAATAACGGTTTAGCAGTTTATTCCTGTCCTGTACTACCAGCATCCTTACCGTCCTTCTTTCCGCCGTTCAATTTATCCAAGTGGTCGCTAAACACGTTTTCGCCTTCCTTTGGCTCGCTGATTTTCGTGTCAGGCAACAGAAGGATATTGCGCTTCTTGGCTTCCTTCTCGAAGTCCTCTGCGGTGATAATGCCACGGTCAAGCATGGGCATCATACCATCCAACCACGACTTAGCCGCTTCGGCCTCAGTCTTGGTGTCGAGATTCCACAACGGCTTAAACTCGATGTCCATTTCATTCGCGATGTCAAGACCGCCCTGCAAACCGAACTCCTCAATCGCCAACAGTTTGATGACCTGCGAAATTCGAGGAACAAGGCGGCGTTCACGATACGCCTGCACCATGTTATAGTAGTTCTCTAGGTCGGACTGCCCTGTGGCGTTCAACCCGCTAGGAGACTGTCCGATGAACCGTGTAGCAGGAATATCCCATGCCGCAGACAACATTTGAACGAACGCGATAAGCAATTCAGGGACACTTCCGAATGACGCCGGAAGGTTTTTCACGTCAACATCGATGCCGTCAAGGATTGCGCCCTTGTAAATGTTGATGCTGTTCACGATGTCCTGCATCTTAGACAACTTTTGCTGACCTACTTTGCTTGTCTGCAATCCGCTGAAATCCTGCATCATCACAAGCAACACGCTCGCCATGTTAATCAGGTGGAAAGCGCCTTGTGCAGTGCCGCTTGCACGAACCAAATCATCGTACACCGTCGTAAGGATGGACTCGCCGAAACCGGCAGGATTGATGCGAGGCGTCGGAAATAGGATGTTGTACGTCGTGCGTCCAAACAAAGGCTTGCCGTCAAACACAATTAGGCGCGATTTATCGACCTCTACACCGCTCACCCAATACGACTTAGGGTTGTCGAACTCAGGTGAAAATACGTCTGAACACGGATTAGGAATGCTGATTCTGTTGATGTCAACCATGTTCATGCTGACAATCGCGCCTTGGTTCTTGGCGATTAGGTTAAGGTCTAGAGGCTGTTCAAGACCGCCGTTCTGACCTTGCACCTCGCTTCCGACCTTTTTATCCTTGGCGATAAGGTAGATCGCGCAACCGCCAAGAAGACGTTCTTGCTTACATGCGTTTTCAATCTTGTCAATGCCGTCAAGCGAATCGAAACGAGCTTTCAACTTTTTGGCGACGGCAGGATCGACACGTTTAATCTGAAAACCTCCACGCAATGCGTCCTCTACGGGAATATCGACACCTTTGCGAGCCATCCATGACACATAGTACCAGTTGACATACTCACGCCAACGGTCAATGTAATTGGCACGGTGGAACGGGTTGGTCGTTTCGCGGTCTGCATACATGTCCGCGCCACGGTCCATAGGCGGTTGGCCAGAACCACCGTTGCCGTACAACATGAGGTTTTGGGCTTTCATCGTGATTTTCTGCTTAGCCATTGTCTTACCCCCTCCCTTGAATCAGTTCATCAACAGTAACGTCCCGCCCGCCGCCTCGTTGTCTCCAAATCGAAATAGCCATCGTCATTGTGTCCACGCTATCGTCACATTCTTCTGTCAGTCCTGTGAACGCCGCGCATTGGTCAATGAACGGCAAAACCCATTCTGAATTTTCCGCACTCACCAACGGCAAACGCACACGTCCTGCACGCAAATGGAACAGGCACATTTTCACACGCTGCAACTTGCCGTCTGGAAAACCGTACTTCTTCGGCATCCATGTGTTGCATTGAATACCCATAGCACGCAACTGTTGCGCCATAGGTGTTCCGCTCGCCTTGTCCTCGACATAAAGCCTTGGTTCACGCGCTTTCTGTGCCGCGCATATACCACACCACTTGTTGTAAAATTGAGTCGCTTTTGCGCACAATTCGGGGAACTCCCATTTGCCTGACAGTTCTTCAATCAGGTCAATATTCTCATAGGACATGTTCCACAATTGCAAAACAGAACGGTCATTCTTGTCCGTTTTTTTCATGGCCGTGTCAGCCGTGATAATCAACTCGCCGTCAATGTTGTAGTTCAACGGATCGTAGTACCGCCACCATTCACGCTTAATGATGTTTCCGCCCGGCACTTCGGGCTGTTGCTGGCATTGCGCCATGAACGTAAATTCGTCAGTTTCACGTAACGCGATATAGTCACGCGCAGATTTCATTTCCTCCCAAAGCGCAGTTCCGTCCTGATTAAGACCGGGGAAGGTAATGACATGCCATTCGTCACGCTCACGTTGCCATACACGACCAAAGAAATCATCAGGTGCCAGACGCTGACCGATTGCAATAATGGGTACGTCCTTGTTACCGGCACGGCTTGAAATGGTGCCGTAGTACGTAGCCACAGCTTGCTCTTTGGCAATCTCGCTATATGCGTCCTTAGCCTTCATCGGGTCATCGATGATGATTGCACCGCTGAAACCCTTGTTCACCTCAGATTGCATACGACCAGCACGGAAACCTGTAATTGTTCCTTGGAAACCGACGCCCTTGACGTAACCGCCGCTCTTGGTGTTAAAGAACTCACGCTTGCTGAATGCACGGTCAAGAACGCATTGCGGGAAAGTCTTTTGATACCAATCCGCCTGTACGTTATTCAACATGGCGAAGGTTGACATTTCAGCCAAGTCAGCAGAGTATGACGTGTAAAGGAAACGTGCCTCTGGAAATATTCCTAGCGCCCATTCGACAAACGCTTGCGCAAGGAACGTCTTACCATGACCGGGAGGCAAGTTGATTGCGAGTTTCTTCTTGCCATTGGGTAAACGACCAAGCAGAACATCAGTCATGGCTTCGGTGATTACACGGTGAAACGGTTGTATGATGCGTTCCTCACCGCGCAACACGCCGGACAGTTTGAAATACTCCAACAGTGTCGGGTATTCAATAACAACGTCAGGACTTACAGTTCCGTCGTTCACTTGAACTCCCCACCGTGTGCACCATTGGCACCCTCATAATCACCCTTGTTGTGTGACTCGGCCAACAGTTTAAGACGTTCCCTAGGAGACAATTCTTTCAGCCTGCGATTAAGGTTCTCGTTAGACACCTCTGGAATCTGATACCGAACGACCTCATGACCCCAACCACGGTCACGAGCTTTGGCTTCCAACCACCATTTCGTCATCTTGGAGTCGCCACTAGCCATTTGGGTACGCGCTTGGTTCTCTACCCAATCCAAGTCGTTTTCGCGCTCTTCCGACATGGATTGGTCAATCATCGGATACTTCTTTCGCCATTCGATGACGGTTCGGACGCTGACTCCCAGCTTTCGCGCCAGACGTGAATTGTCGCCACGGGTTGACTGTAATTCGATGTCGCAATTAGGGTCTGTGTCGCCACCAATGGATTTCAGGATGTCATTAACCGTGCATTTACGTGGTGCGACATGCTTAGGACGCAAAATCTCGACACCATTTACCTCTAAAACAGACACGTTTACAGGTGCAGGCTCAAATTCTATGACCTTTTCGGTATCTTGCGTTTCGTCTGTAAAGTCTTGGTTCACAATAATATAGTACATTGGTTGACCGCATTATGTCAAGAATTGATAGAGTTGACCAAAATTGTGCTTGCATTAGGTCGTGGTTTGTGCATAATAGGCGGCGTTCTAAGGAACAATAGGAGGTGCATAATGGATCATTTGAAAGAGAAGTGGCATGTTGACGAAACCGTTATAAGGTCTGAAGAAGGTTGGAAAGTGTGTGAGACTTGGGGATATTTTCCTGAAGATTTTGATGGAACCAAGACTCTACAATACATCTGTGATCTGCATAACGCCACACTGAAATAACCATGTCAGACCTAAGATACAGCAAGGAACACGTTGACGCGATGTATGAATTTACATCGATGGTTGCCAACTGTTGTAAAACCTGTCCTCGCAACGGCACTTCGGCATGCAATATGTGCCTATCCAAACGTGCGAAGGACTTGTTGCGCAATATGGAGGATATGACGCATTTTTTTGCGTGCGGCAAGAACTCCAAAGGCATGAAAGACATTTACGCGCAACGTGTTCCGACCATCATGTCAATCATTGAACGATATGGGTCAAGCGGAGTTACGTGCAACATGATTAAAAAGGAAATGAGTCTGCCACATGCGACTGTGTGGAATATGCTTGACTCGTTAAAGCGTAGTGGTAAGATTCGGTGCAATGATGAAGGCGCGTCTAAGGTGTACTTTCCTGAAAGTGTGTCACAAGAAATGGCAGAGATTATATCAAAGGAGTATCAACGTTGAAGAAACTAACAATCACCGCGTCATCCATGCAACAGTTTTTGAAGTGCCAACGCGCATGGTACTACCGTAACGTACTTGGCATTAAGAAGACCAAACAGGCTGACGCGCTATACTTCGGCACAGAATGGCACAGTCTAATGGAGTGTCGCGCAAAAGGTCTTGGATATGATGACTGTCTTCAAGCCGTATTTGAAGGTAAGGACATTGACCAATACGTTGCAGGCATGTTGTTCGGAATGTACGCCGCCTATTGTCAAGTGTACGGTGAACATGACGGATGGACAATTTCACCAGAACAACAGTTCTCGTTGAAGGTTGACGGATCATACCGGTTTGTCGCTAAAGGAAAACTTGACGGCATTGGCGAACGTGATGGTAAGACATTGATTGTCGAGCACAAGACAACGAGTGATGACATTCTGAAATCAGGTGACTTCTGCTATTGGTCTAAGTTGCGTTTCGACATTCAGGTGTTGCAGTATTACTGGGCCGTGGTCAATAGCCTTCACGTAAAGCCCGAAATCGTGTATGACGTGGCACGTAAGCCTAAGCTAGAGCCTCGTAATATTCCGCAGCTTGATAGTGACGGAAATAAGATTGTCGTTTATGACGGAACAGACACACGTGTTTATTTGAAGGATAGTAAGCCTCGTCAGTCAGCCGGTGACGGAATGACGTTGGTGTCACGAAAGGAGACTCGTGATGAATATGCCAAGCGTGTTTACGACACGATCATAGAAAATCCGACACAGTGGTTTGAACGTCGAAGTGTTACGGTTCTTGAATCTGACGTTGAAAAATTCCTGAAAATCAGGCTTGCTATTTGTAATCAAATCACTGATAATATGTCGCGTCATAAGAAACTAGGCGCAGACACTTGGACAATGAATATGTGTAACAGAAATTGCGATGGCTGTTCATACGCACCGTTTTGTTATACTGGTGTCGAGCCTGACGTGGATAGGTTACCGGAAGGTTATGAGTTGAAACAAGCAAACGAGGAGTTAGCATGAAAAAGGTTGTGAAGGTCAGAACTTTTGACAGTGGAATCAAAGATGGTTATAAGTATTGGATTGTTTTTTTTAACGGATATTGTATTGAATCTCCATACTTCAAACTTAATTCCTCCGCAATCCGTAATGCACGTCAATTTTTCAATAAACTCGGCTATGAAATCGAGGTGAAGAAGTGAAAAACATTTACAAACGTGCATTGGTTAATACTGTATTATATTCTATCAATTACACCATTGTAGTTTACTTTGCTTGGTCTTGGTGTCTTAATTTGGAGTTTGATTTGTGGAAGGCTGTAGTTGTAGGTATTATTCAATCATGGAGTTTTGCATTTTTCAGCGTTATTTCTGATCGGATTAACGGAGTTAAAAAACATGACTGATTATATCAAATACGTTCCAGACATGGAGCAGTACATTCTTACCAACTGGTACTATCCTGATCGCAAGGACAAGTCAGGTTATGCGGAAGGTAAGTCAATGCGGCATGATGATTGGTTGAAATGCGAAAAGGAGTCATACGCACGCAAGGGTAAGCGCGTCGAGATTGTTGTGAATGAACTTGGTCAGCTTGCGTTGTTGCAGGTTGCACAGTAAAGGAGAAAAGTACACATGAGCGAGTTGAAACTCACATTGCCTAAACCGCCCGTAAAGGCTGATGCGCCTAAGCGTGAGATTAAGTCATTTAGCATCGGAAAGCCAAAAGTGCGTGGTACTCGTACAGCCATTTATGGCACCGGTGGTGTCGGAAAGACCACACTTGCAATGCACGCCAAAGGTCGCAAGCTGGTCTACGATCTTGACAAGTCTCTGTCGGTTCTGTGGCCTAAGTTTGAGGAACAGGGAATCGACAAGGACATTCAAGGCGTCAATGGCATCGAAACGTGGAACGACATGCTCGATGCTATGTCATGTGGTCTGCACAAGGATTTCGATGTAGTGTGCATTGACACCATGACCAAGACACAGGAACTTGCGTCTATTTGGGTTCCTGAAAATGTGCGTGGTGATAAAGGACAGGTTTACAAGACCATTGTCGACTTCCCTTGGGGTGACGGGTTCAATCATTTGTACGAGCAGTTCTTGAAGCTGTTCGCAATCCTCGAAGATATTTGTGACGATGGTAAGGACGTGATTCTTATCTGTCACGAGTGCACGACGATGGTTCCCAACCCTGAAGGTGCGGAGTTTCTTCAATATGAGCCTAACTTGTCTAATCCCAAGAGCGGCAGGTCTAGTATCCGACTGAAGCTGAAGGATTGGGTTGACAATCTTCTGTTCGTTCAGAACGGCAAGGTGGTTGACAAGGACGGCAAGGCTAACGGTACGAATCAGCGTATCGCATATCCGACAGACCAAGCATGGGCTATGGCTAAGTCTCGTGTGTTCGATAAGCCGTTCGTCATTGAAGGGTTTGGTGAAGACATTTGGGATCGCATTCAGAGTAAGTAACAAACACGAAAAAGCCATTTGCGTTTGTGAGTGGCTTGTGTTAGTATCAATGTCATTGAAAGGGTAAATTATGCCGATTAAAAATGGTAAGCCTAATAGTGGAAGTGGAAAGACTCACTTCAATAAAATCAAATCCAAGGGAGAATCTTGGACTGGTTTGAGAGATAAAGCGATCAAGAATGGTTCTTGGAAACGTGAAGGTGGAAAGGAGAACGCATAATGGAACTCGGTTATCATACATGCAATGTGTTGGAGATGGAAATCGCCGAAAGCAAGAACGGCGCTTTGATGTGCAACGTCAATGTGCAGTTTGACAATGGCGAGACTGGCATCGGTCGTATCTGTCTCGTTAAGACTGACGGCAGTAACATGGACAAGAACATTGAAGACGTTCGCAAGATTTTCGGATGGAATGACGACAGTCTTGAAACGCTCATGGCTATTCCGTGTGACGGCATTCAGGTGACTGTCAATGTGCGTGAGGAAGAGTATAACAATCGCATCGAACCGAAGATTGCGAGCGTTTGGCCTGCACGAAAGAAGGCCAGTCCTGATGAAATCAAGTCGTTGGCAAGTAAGTTCAAGAGTGTTCTGAAAACCGGTGCCACAGCATCGTCAATCGGTAAACTAGAAAGTTCTAAGCCCAAGAAGGATAAGCCGAAGACCGAAACCACGACCAATACCGACGAGAAAGCCCCTTCAATCATTACGTTTGAGGCGTTCAAGAAGGCATTCTCGTTCATCACGGAGGAGTCCTTGCTCAATACGAAGTGGTTCCAGTTCATCGGTGAAGTTAAGGGCGAGATGTTCGACACCGATAATGCCAGTCGTGATGATTGGAAGGACTTGTACAAGGCGATTGATGGTTACAAGGACAAGTGCTTGAAGGAGCAGGAAAACAACGATCCAACTCCGTTCTGAGTGATCCTACCATAGAACACCAACCCCCTTGGGCTGAAACCCTTGGGGGTGATTTATTGACATGAAACTACGTCCTTACCAACAGCTTGCTTTCGACAACACGCTTGAACTGTGGAAGACGAAACAGGCTGTGTTGTGCGTGATGGCCACCGCGCTTGGAAAGAGTATTGTCGGTTCACGGTTGATTGATCACATGGTACGCACAACAGGCAAGAAGGCTATGGTGTTCGCGCATCGTGAAGAACTCATTAACCAGCTTGCCACACACTTGCATAACGCCACAGGTCTTGACGTGGGCATTGAAATGGGCGACAGTAAAGCCGACATATCGCAATGGTTCGGTCATAAGATTGTCGTGTCAACTGTACAGTCGCTCACAACAAACATCAAGCGTCTTCAAAAGTTCAAACCTGAAGACTTCTGCGTGTTGTGGAACGACGAATCACACCACATCATATCGAGGTCAAATCAAAAGGTCGTTGACCACTTCAAACAAAACCCAGACCTAAGAATACTTGGTGTCACCGCCACACCGGAACGCGGTGACAAGTGTGCGTTGGGTCAAGTATTCGATGACGTGGCAATCAACTATGGCACACACGAGGGCTTCAAGGACGGATGGCTTGTTCGTCCTAAACAGATGTACGTGCACATTGACGGCATCGATTTGAGGCGTGTGCGTACAACTTGCGGTGACTTGAACCAAGGTGACTTGTCTCGTGTCCTTGAAGAAGACAAGAACGCACGCGGCGTAATGGACGCGATTGAACGTATAGCGCAAGACAAGAAAACCATTGTGTTCACGGCGTCTGTCGCTCAGGCTGAAAAGATGTGCACAATATCGAACATGTTGCGTCCTGAATCCAGCCGTATAATAAGCGGAACGACACCAGACAATGAACGTGAAGAGATGCACCGACTTTTCAAAGAGCGTAAAATCACACGTCTATTCAACTGTGCCGTATTAACTGAGGGTTATGATGACCCCGATATTGAGATTGTAGCCGTAGCACGTCCGACAAAGAGCCGTAGCCTGTACATTCAAATCATTGGTCGTGGTTTGCGTCCAGTCGCGGAATTGGCCAACAAACTTGTGGACATGACACAGGAAGAGCGTTTGTTCGCCATTGAGTGCAGTCGCAAGCCTGAATGTCTTATACTTGACTTCTGCGGAAATGCAGGCAAGCACAAGCTGGTAACGTTGGTTGACGTTCTCGGTGGAGCATACCCTGATGACATTCGCGCAAAGGTCGAGAAGAAAATCAAGTCCAATCCTCAGAAGGTGATTGACATTGAAGAGGAATTGGCTAAAATGTTGGCCGAACAAGTGAAGTCTCAGGAACTTGCGCGTAAACGTGAGGAAGACCGTCACCGTCGCATTGAGACTAATACAAAGTTCACCATGTTTGAAGTCGATCCGTTTGACGTGTTCGGAATCCGTAAGCTAGACAACACAATCAAGTCGGAAGGAATACAGGAACGTCAGCGTCTATTTCTTGAACGTCTTGGTGTTCGGTGTTCGCACATGAGCAAAAAGGAGGCTCAGGCTATGATTGTAGAGCACTTCAAGCGGAAGAAAATGGGGTTGCCGACATTCAAGCAACAGGAATGGCTTATCAAGTTCGGGTACAATGATACGCCGTCAAATTGGCGTCAGATTCTTAACGAGAAGTTTGGTAATAAATGAACGGTTGGCAACGTGCTAAACCACAAACACCATGTCCTATTTGTGGAAAAAAAGATTATTGCGGTTGGACGGAAGATGGACGTGTTGCAATCTGCATGCGTGTACAATCTGACCGCATATCACGCAATGGCGGATGGACCCACTACCTAGAAGAACCACTACCGATTGTATTCCACCGTGACGTTGAACCACCGCCGTTTAACGCCAATAGGTATTGGAAGTGGCTGCTAGAACGACAAGGAACACGATATGAAAGCGAGTTTGAAAGACTTGGTGAACAACTTGGAGGTGTACCTTCTTCTTTTATTCGTTCTGTTGGCATTTGTTGGGAGCCTGAAAGAAGGTGCATGGCGTTCCCCATGATGAACGGACTGCATGACAAGACCATCGGCATACGTCTTAGGTGGCATGACGGTTCTAAGGGGTCAATCGCAGGAAGTAAAAGCGGACTCATTTACGATTCGCGAATCACGAATGCAGACACTTTGTATGTTGTCGAGGGGCAGACCGATTACCTGATTATGCGATACTTAGGTTATGCAGTTGTAGGACGCCAATCGTGTTTGGGTTGCGAGGATATGGTTGATACGATGGTCAAGCGTTGGTCGTGCAAGCGTGTCGTGATGGTCATGGATGTGGACAGTCCAAAAGAGGTAAACGGAATGTTTCGGTGGCCTGGTAGAAGTGGTGCGATTAGGCTTGCAAAGTCACTGTCTGTTAGTGTATCATTCGTGGTGCCGTCAAGGAAGGACATTCGAGAGATTGCGATGATTGACGAATTGGACAAGGTACGTGAGGAAATGGAGGTTTAAAAATGAGGAACGTTCAGGTTTATCAGATGATCGGATTTGGTAGAGAAAGACATCGTGTTCCTGATTGCATAGGAAAATTTCATCAGTGGGGATTGGAAATTTTGGAGTTTGATAGCGGTGGAGCAAGCTACACGGTCGCAATCGTTGAAAAACAGGACGGAACAATTATTACTACAATACCGACAATGATTCAGTTTTTAAACGCGGAGGTTGCGCCATGAACTATCCGAAGCGCGGCCAGATGAGCGATGACGGCAAGTACTACACGCACACGGACGGAAGCGTGCATCATAGAGCGGAACCAGAACCAAGCACAGATTCATGTTCATTCTGCTCTGTGGAATGGTTAGAACACGAAGGAAAGCCTTGCGACAACTGCAAGCATGTTATGTGGATCGTCAAAGGAGCATACGTCCCATCCGACGAGGAGCGGGCGGCGTGCGACATGGCGCGGCAAGCAATTAAACGGTGCGACAGATTCAAGCGGTGGTACGACGAGGTAGAAGGCGGCATTTTGCCGCATGGATGCTCTCTGTGTTCTGAACTAAAAGACCGTTCTTGTCCAGCCCGCGCATACCTTGCCTCGCACGGGCATCAAGACGCTTGGGAGGTGAAATGAACCTACGCCAACAATTCAAGCGCATTGGTGAGCGACAACAAGAACCGGCACCGCAACCATTGTCCAATGACATTGAACAGAGTCTTGCATTGGACGAGATTGCGCCGCTAGACATGTCATTTGATGACTTGGTGGCATGGTACGATGAAATCCTGCCTCGTGTGAAAGTCATGATCGACATTGGCGGATTGAAGTATGGTAAGGCGTTTGTGGAAGAGGCAACGCGACGTGTTCGCATATTGACGGAGAGATGCGTATGAACTGGACATTGACCGTTACAATGACGCTTGGCAAGGAAAAGGAAGAGTACACGGACACCGTTGACCTCGACGGTGACGTTCGTGAAGTGCTTACTAAAATGGCGAACATGCGTCAATCAGGGACTGAAGCTATTGAGAATGCGTACAATTCAATCATCAAGAGTGCAAGTAAGGACTGGGCCGTCAAGATGAAAAAGAATCGCAAGACGTGATTTTGTGCTTGCAATGTGACGTGTGTTGTGCATAATGGTAGACGTAACAAGGAGGTATCAAATGAGTGTTGATCTTAGTAAGTGCTTGGTTGGTGACAAGGTGCAGTTGAGGAATGGTATGGTTGTAGAAATTAATTTTATTGATTTTGGTTCAGAATATCCTTATAAAACGGAAGGTATAAGTTGGGATACTTACGGATTTATCTGGTCTTCTAAAGACGAATCTCTTTGGGACATCGTGAAGGTCATCACACCAAGCAAAGACAAGAAGGTGGCGAAGTGCCGCATAACTGATGATTTTGGACGTGAAACAATTTTCTCTATAGATTCTTTCGGTATCCATTCATGGCCGTACACTACACGTAAGAACGCCATCCGTGGTGCACGTCGGTTCTGCAAGCGCATCGGATTCGAGTGCGAGATTGTGGACTAACCACAATGCCACGTAAATCAGACATCACGCCACGTTCAAGAATTGTTCAGGCACTACGCATGTTGTCCTTGCGCAGTCGTGAACGTGCTAAGGCGTTGAAGGACGCAAACAACACATGCGCTCAATGCGGACGCAAGAAGTCAACGGCAAAAGGTAAAGAGTGCAAGGTACAGGCACACCACAAGAACCCTATTGCGGAACGTGAAGGCTGGAACATATGTGTTGACGCAATCCGCAAGTATGTTCTCGTTCCGTCAACTGAATGGGAGTGCTTGTGTAAGGAATGTCACGACAAGGAGCATGGAAAATGAAGTTTGTACTTGTGAACCGTATTATGCTTTCAACTATGATTATTGGTTCATGCGGTCTTATTGTTAACGGTGGTCATGGTGATGGAATTGGAATTTTTGTTTCCGCCATTACAATCATTGGTTCATGCTTTTTCGCATTCTGCAAGGAGGACAAATGAGCGAGAACAAAACACAACAGCAGAAGGATTGCGAGTCATCGTTTGAACGGCTGAAGAAGTCTATAAATGGTGTAAACAAGAATGACGTTAATTCTCAAATTGAATGGTTGAAAAACCTTTTTAACATGGGTAAGGAGTACAAATAATGGCTTTCGACACATTTGAACTTAACGACTTCAATTGGAATCTTGGCGGCAAGAAGTTCCTGCACATTTTCTTTTTCGGCGACACTCACGATTGCGCAGAAGACAGTGACGATGACTATATTCAGGAATTGCGCAGACAATCTGAAAAGTCGCCTTACGAGTGTTCATTGTTCCTTGGCATTGGTGACTATGGTGACTTCGCAAGCACAAGTGAACGCAGGTCTATCAATCATGCAGGACTTCACGATACGACAATTGCCAAGTTGGATCGTGAGGCGCATGATGACTTGAACAAGCGTGTAAAGAGCCTCGAATTTATGCGTGGCCGTCTGATTGGTCTTCATAACGGAAATCATGATTGGTGCATGTCAAACGGAAAATATGCGTCTGAAATCCTTGCCGAACGTCTTGGTTGTCGTCACTTGGGATATAGTGCGCATAGCCGTATTGCGGTTAAACAAATTTTTCCTAGAGGTGGTACGTGTTCGTTAATCACCATTTTCAGCAGTCACGGCAAGGGCAGCGGTAAATTGCTTGGTTCTCCATGGAACAGCCTTGAACAAATGTCGAGGATCATCAACAATGCTGATTTATACGCAATGGGGCATGATCATAGTCTGGGCAGTATTCCTGACACACGTCTTGAAGTCGTGTATAACAACAAGTCAAAACAGTCTGAATTGAAGATGGTCAAGCGTTTGTTCATCCGTACAGGTTCATCGTTGCGTGGTTACGTGCCGGGAAAACGGTCATACATAAGCAAGGCGTTGTATAAACCGTGTTCCTTGGGATTCCCGCAAGCCATCGTGTCATGGAAAAGGTCATATGATGGTGGTAAAGACGTGCTGGTCAAGGACATTCACAGCTTTGTGTAAAACATGAACCACAACACCACACTCACACAATCCGAAGCACTCATGGCGCGTTCCATGATTAAGCACTTCATTCGTGAAGATACAATAGCCAAGAAAATCGGGCTTGGAAATCGATCTGCGAAGTACTTACGTTATGCTGACATTATTCGTAAGCTGATGAATGGTCGTATCAAAGTGTGCTCGTTTTGCGCACACCGTGGAAATGACGAGGGTATGTCAATGTGCATGTCGTGTTGTCGGTTGTCGGATAGACCTGACAATTACAAGCGCATGAACACTCCTAAGCCTAAACCGAGACGAAAAGAAGGTGGTTACAAATTGGAGGAACGGAAATGACAGAACGAGAAATCAATATGGCGATTGCTGAGGCGTGCGGATGGACAGAATTGGAAGTGTTTAGCGCAGGTCATCCAGACGATGATATGGTGTGTGGCTATGAACCGAATGGTGTTCTACGTGGTAAACTGCCTATTCCAGATTATTGCAACGACCTTAACGCCATGCACGAGGGCGAGCGTTTCTTGTGGGCAGATGGTAAGGAGAGTTATAATCCGTTTATCCGGCGTGAGTACTTACAAGAACTCGACCGCGTGACGCATTGCCAGTGGTCGACTGTATCAGCCACCGCCCGTCAGCGCGCCGAGGCGTTCCTGCGCACGGTCGGAAAGTGGAAGGAGTAAATCATGGCCGACATCACAATGTGCTCTACAACCGATTGTCCGTTATCTAAGACATGTTACCGGAAACTTGCTTGTACAAATGAACATTGGCAATCGTACTGCGCGTTTTCGTGGTGTGTTGACCATGAAGGCAATCCAAAGTGCGACTTCTACGAAAAGTGCGAGATTGTGGAAAAAGACGCTTGACATTGTGTTACGGTTGTAGGATAATACGTCGCATCAGCCCTAAGTACACGGGAACGAAAAACACTAACACCTCTTGGCAATCATGCGTAATTGTTGTCGTTACGACGATGACCGCCTCTGGCCAATGTGTAAATGGAGTCCGAATCGTTTGTCGGCTGTGTGGCACCGAGCAGGTCAATCGGTGCGCTTGATCTTTGATTTCGATTTGTGGCGACGGCGTGGAAAGCAGACCACACTTGTCAGGCAGGAGTAATTCTCAGGCTGTGACCGGATGGTCAGGAGACACGCAAAACGGCAAGCCTCAGTAGCGCGAGGCCCGCCACAACCTATTGACGGCGAAATCGGCGAACCACTAAGAGAACGAGTATTCGCTTTGGCAGGTATGTTGATGCGATGAAGTTGACTCAAGATTGGGTGCCCGGCAAAAGCCCGCTGTCTTCAACTGCCACACGCAGCAGCGATGCGTGCCAGCGTTCGGAAGAGCGCCGCAAACGTCAGCTTCAGGCGTGACACCGTGGAGAGACACGGACCATTTACGGGCTCATAGCTCAGTTGGTCAGAGCAGTTGACTCATAATCATCTTGTCGTAGGTTCAAGCCCTACTGAGCCCACCATTTAGGAGGTATGAAATGAACGAGTGGCAACCTATCGATACGGCACCAAAAGATGGTACTAGAGTAATCGGTTATAGAAAAGGTTATAAAGAATCCATGGCTTGGGAATCATGGCAGTCTTGGTGCGGTGATTTCATTAACTTAACTCACTGGATGCCTTTGCCTGAACCTCCTAAACAGGACTAACAATGCAATTCAACGACCACGGATGGCTTAACGGCATGTCTGAAGAGGAACTAATCGCCTTCCAGACAGAACGCAATCGACACGACAAGGCACGCAAGGAAGACCCGTTCAATCACACCATCATCATTAACTGGTCAACGCTGAACGGTTTTGACGAGTTTCTGTGCTCGTGCGGGTTCGGTTACAAGTGCGATAGTGGAGATTAACCATGCCTGTACATGTCGAGAAACGCGGAGGAAAGTTCCGTATTGTCGAGCAGTCTGGCCGTATCGCCACAACCGACAAAGGCAACGCTCGTGTCGTAATCGGAAAGGACGAGGAATGATTATCGCAGTCATCGGCGCACAGAACACAGGCAAGACCACGTTCATTCGTGACTTCCTGAAAGCTTTTCCGCACTTCACCAGTCCGGCGCTTGACTATCGCGACATTATAAAGAAGCACGGCATTAAATTGAACCGTGAAGGTGACTGCCGCAGTCAGCGAATTATCATGAACTTCATTGTTGATGATCTGCACAAGCAACATGAATCAGGCAAAGACGTAATTATTGACCGTTCTGTCATTGACTGTTACGTTTACACGTTGTGGTTGTACAGGAACAACAAGTGTAGTTTTGGAAATAGAGAAGTTGTTTCTTTCTTTTCCGACATGAATTACAACATTGACTATTACGACATGATTATCCATTTCCCCATTGCGAAGACTCCCGACATGGTGATTGAATATGATGGATTCCGCGACACCGACCAACAGTACCGTGTCGATATTGACCGGTTGTTTGACGAGGTTATTCAGTACGCATTGCCGACCGACATGCTTCACAGACTGCACCGTCTTGGTGGAACTCGTGAGGAGCGTATTGAGGCTGTGCGTCCGTTGATTCCTGTGCCCGCATGTGTGTAATTTTTCCAAACTTTGCGCTTGCATTACGCCGCATGTTGTCGTATCATGTCGTCATCAAAAGGAGGTATCATCATGGAAGCAGAAACCAAAATCGCAATCAGTTTCAGGACCGCAATCATAATCCGTGAGTTGTCGAAAATTATTGGGTGCGGTAACATCGACTGCATCATTAACGACTTCAGCCGTTCCGTCGGACTGATGCACGAGTTGGACAAGGTGTTGAACGCAGAGAAGGTGAAAGAGGCTGATGGAGGTGCGGAATGAGCGAGTACGATTTCGTGTATGAAGCTGAACCGGTTAAAAACAAGGTTAAACGTGAAATGAAACGGCTCACCAATAATGTCAAGGAAATAAGCCGTCGGTATTTGAAGGTCGAACGTTATTATGGCGGTGATAATGGAAATTTCCGCCTCAAGTTTAATTCAGGTATTCAGACTTTCACAGTTGTCATAGGAACACGTGAAGAGTGTAGATGGTACAAGCCTATGATGGCAATCGCGCTAAGCAACATGGTCGAGGAATTGAAACATTCCGACAAGGAGTGACCACATGACCGCATACGCACCATTCAAGTCATCCGACGTGTTCAACAGGTGCATGGACGGTATCAAGGCAATCGAGTCCGAACGACGTAAACTACGTAAGGCGTGTATCATCATGACTGTCAACGACTTCAACAATGCATGGTACAACAAGCTGTTACGCCGCCGCATTACGTTGCGTGATGGTGTACGCCTTGCGAAGACGGAAGGAAAAAGTAATTGGTGGGATTCTTGTTGGCTTTGGTACGATGGTCAGAGATTAGATCATCTCCGCAGCATTGCAAAGATGTGTCTCAGGTCTGAGTCTGATGATATCGTGCTAGACCAAGAAGCCGTGAGTGTCGTGTTTAGGTGACCTCCTGCGCCAGCGTATATGTGTTTTTTCACAATTTCGTGCTTGATTTACTCGCATAATCGTGGCATAATGCAGACATCAACCACACAAAGGAGCTACATGAGTGACAATAACACACAACAAGCAAACGTAACACCTAACCAATACGGATGGATTTGCCCAGTTTGCGGAAGAGTGCACGCACCAAGCATTATGTCTTGTCCATTTTGCAGTGCATCAACAATTTTCAATCCTCCGTATCATCATCCAAACACCACTCCTGCGGTGCCCAATGATCCTATTTCGTGGTCTTGGAGCTGGCCAAGATGTACTGTGAGTGATTCTGGTTCCACGACTTCTAAAGGTAAAATACACAAATGAGCACAATGAATGGATCCGTGTAAGATGGATGTGGGCGAGGCATAATCACTTAAACGTGAAGGAGTAGTACGTAATGAGTATTGACAAAGATAATGTTAAGTTGGTGTCGGTCGTTGTGTTCATTTTTCTCGTGTTTCTTGTAATAGGATTAATCATCGGCCCCGACAAAGGACGTGAAATCGGCAGGAACGACAAGACCAATCGCGAGATTGTTACAACGTATGAGGTTTTCTCGTCTGGCGGTAGTGACGCATTACCTTCAATCAGAACGTTCACCGATAAGGACGATGCCCTGTTCTGGATGCGTCATTGTCGTGTTGTAGATCGATCTGGTACTGTTTTGGGATACAAAATAGATACTACAGTGCAGGAACGTCATCTTTCGGTGCTTGAATAGCGTTGTACGTGTACTAGCGCACGTCACAACACCAGTCCATCGGCAATTGTCGGTGGACTTTTTTATTTTTGCGGTCTGGCATTTCACTTTTCGCCTAGGACGTGTTGTGGCGTCGTGTGGTGCGTGGTGATGGTTGCGTTATATGGTCTATTGTGGTGGGGTTGCGGAGAGGAAGGGAGGGCAACCACGGACCCGCAATATGGGACCCAAAATCACCTAAACCAATAGACATTATTGACAATCATTTTAACTGACACGAGTGGCCATATCCACCTCTCACTGCCATTACTTGTCATAATTAGTATTATGCGACACGCGCATGGGCCATACACGGGCGCAGTTTGACCGATCACTACATTGTCAACATTATTGATAGAGTATGTAGACTATAATGTGAAGTGCCGAAGTGGTGTATCGCGCGGCAATCATGGCGCGTGTGGTGAGGTGTGTGGTTGACCAATCCTCCCCATATCTCCTATAATCACCGCCACTCACTACACACTGCATTACATTGACCCTGCACACTCGCCTTATCACGCCACCACACGGCACAAAAAAACCCAGTGTGTTAGACTGGGGTCGTATGACATATATTTGCAGAGTATCAGACCAGCGTTTCACCTTCAATATCTTCGAATCTGTCTGCCATCAATTTGAGCGTATCATCCGGCACATTGTGAATATTGCCATAGTGTTTCGTCATGCGAACAATTGTCACGTCATATCCTCTCGATTTAGCCAGATCAATATATGGCGCAACTTCCCATTGTCTGGTGAATGTATTAGACACGACAATGTCAACATGATGTTGCATCGCATTTTTGACCATATCGAGGCAAAAAACATGGCCATTGCGAGAAAGAGCTTGTTTGTAAGCATAGATACCATTATGGACATGAAACATGTCGGCCTCAATACGAAAACAGCCGAGTGATTTTGCATATGTGGATTTTCCGCTTCCGGGTAAACCTCTGACAATGGTGAGGTTCATTTGCGTTCTCCTTTTGTTGCTATCGCGAACCCTATTGCCCGCTTTGATGCGATCATTACACCAAAACATGATGATCATGTCAACACACAAAATCAAAGAAGTCGAAAATAATTATAGCACATCACTCTTGACACAACGCCGCACATATGCTATACGCACGCGCCCGCATTCCATTACATACGCCCCACAGCAGCACAAAATCCACCACAACCAGCCACAAATAATTCCGCACCTTAGAAAACGACACATCATAAACCGCGCAATGACATACACTTGCGACACGAAAAAAATAATTGAAAAAAGCTGTTGACGTGATAAGGGGATTTTGGTGTAATGATGACATCAAAGCGAGGATGGGCCTCGCGGAGATAAACGAGGAGAATGGCAATGAACGCAACAGTAGAAGCAAGGTCGGTCGCAAAGAGGGCGAGAGCCGCACTTTCCTACGCCAACATGTCCGGCAAGTATGCATTCGCCGATAACGAGCGGTTCGTTGGAGTTACCCTTAACAAGCATGATGCCGTTCACGTGACCGTGTTGGCCACCGGCAATTACAAACCGATTTCGATCAACACCAAGATTGATATCCGTTAACAACCAAACCCGCGCCCGTGCGTAACGCGGGCAGAAATGAGGACGAAAATGAGCGCAAAATGGCATTACGAGGACGAGAATGTCGCGTACGCAGACGGAACGGGGACGTACGAAAAAGGGTGGTACGCAGCCTCACCGTCAACTGTCGAGGCTGGGCAGTCTCCCGAGCGCGGGCCGTTTGCCACGCGTGAGTTGGCAGAGGCTGAAGCCTTGAGACTCGCAGACGACGAAAAGGCGGGTTAATCACACAACACGCGCCAGTGCGTACGCGGGCAGAAACGAGGAGACAGGCAATGACAACGAGAGATGCGAACGGTAAATTGTTGACAAAAAGCGTCAAGCGCGAATCCAACGGTTGGGGCTCGACTGTCTGGTTTGGCGGTGGTCTGGGCTGCTGCGCTACCAATATCCGGCGATATATCTATTCAACGCGCCGACATGCTTACACCGCCGACATCTCCCACGATATCGGGAAGAACGGCAGAGTTCGGTAACCACCAAACGGAGTACACCACATGAAACTTGGACCTTGGACACTGTTTGATGAAATCTATGTGGCATTATGCGTATTGATTGCGACGTTATTATTAGCACTTTGCGCAAATGTCTGACTGGTTTAACGCGCATCCTCTAAGTGGGGGTAGTGTGCGGGGTACGGATTAACGAAACGCGAATCCAAAGGTGACGCATGAACGTTGTAGAACTCAAGACGATTCTTAAAAATCACAAGACATGGGTGGAAACAAATTGGGAAAAAGGAACAAAAGCAGACTTGCGCTATGCAGACTTGCGCGGTGCAGACTTGCGCTATGCAGACTTGCGCTATGCAGACTTGCGCGGTGCAGACTTGCGCTATGCAGACTTGAACGGTGCAGACTTGATCGGTGCAAACTTGCGCGGTGCAGACTTGCGCTATGCAAACTTGGATTATTCCTGCCTTCCTCTGTGGTGCGGTTCTCTAGACATAACAGTAGACAAGCGCATTGCTGCACAAATCGCCTATCATTTTTGCCGCCTTGTATGCGATGACGAGGATGCCAAACAGGCACAGGAAGCTATTGCCGGTTTGGCTAACCAGTTTCACAGGATGAAAGGGTGCGGTAAAATCGAAAAGAAAGAGGTGACAGAATGAAAACGACAGACGCGAATTTCAAACCAACGCCGGGACCGTGGAGCGTAAACGGAAGTCATAAATATTGGTCTGTATCGAACGCGCAAAAAATCGAAGACTTGGGCGGCATCGTCAAGACGTTAGATTGCGACCTCGTGTCGGTCATTTCCGAATGCGATCCGTTAGAAATGCAATCCAACGCCGTACTTATCGCCGACGCCGGGACGGTCTATCACGAAACCGGAAAGACGCCATCTCAATTGGCGGAGGAAAACAAAATATTGCTGTCGGCGTTGGAACAGACAATGGATGCATTGAATGAAATTGCCATGACTAAAGGATATTCCGAAAATAATCATATGTCCTGTGTTATAGCCCGTCATGCCATCGACAAAGCGAAAGGACTCTAACACCATGACCATCACAATTAAGCAAGCCAAACGCATGTTGCGCCGTGGTCGCGCCACAATCGCACGTTTCGACCACTCGCCGGATTGTGTTCCGCTAAAACCAGTCACTGGATGGGGAAACGGTCCTGATCCATCTTGGAATGTCGTGGACTATCGCGGCAATAAGTTTATCGTGGTGGACGACAACAGGACTAAACATCCGTGTTATGTGCCTCTCCCTGTGTAGGGGGTGGCGTAGGGTGTACGGATCAAAGGAAAAGAGACTATGGACAAGCAATACCACGTTATCGACAACACAACCGGCAACGCGCTTGACTTTAGCGTTTCACCAATGAGCGGCAAACCGACATTCTATTGGGTGCCGGTTGATCGGGCAACACTATTCGACAAGTGCAATGCCTATTTCGCAATCGGGTTGCTGGCATTCCTGCTCGGTACTGAGTATTACGACAAGCTGATTGTAAAGGAGGTCTAACCATGACGCAGAAGACTATCGTTATTGCATACAAGGACGGCCAGCAATACAAGGAAGTGTTCCCTTGCCCTGAGGTGGGGTGGGCCGTGTACTACCGGTTAAAGCGTGAAGGGTGGGCCGACATTGAACTCATTCCGTATGGTCAATGGGTATGCCTATGCGTAATAACGATATGCGCAATCGGTATACTAGTGGCACTGGTCACAAGCTACCTATTGTGGTATTCAACATGCCACTTTGAACACGCCATTTCTGGCTAAAACGTGTCGTTACAAGGCAGGACGCCGTGAAACACGATAAACTCAATCGGATATGTGGTTTTGCTGGTGTTCTGAGTTTAGAGAGATCGGTTTTTTAACATACTCTATAGACTTTGTGGTCATTTACAACGTCACAATGTACGTTTTATGACGCAAGTGTATAGAGTGCAACAAGTTACAGAAGGAGATTGAGAAATGACTATGCTTCAAGTTTTGGGATTTCAGATAATTGCCACAGTTGTAATTATTATCAGACTTGCGATTATTTCAAGTCCAAATGATTCTTACAAAACCATTACAGGTTCATTACCCGCATGGGGTGGGTATGGGTGTACGGTTCAAACCACAAACACACACCACCGGCCATCAATCAACACATCAACCTGGCTGACAAATATACCCAGTGAACGGTAACTAGACAGCGAGCCATATACGACCACATTTAGCTTGTTGCCGTTCATTATCGAAACCAACTCTGCCAACTGGCAAGGATAGACCGAACACACACAATCAACACGAGGTGACGCTATGGTGAACAGAAACAGATTGGAATCGTGGAACGCCTCAACCCTTCCGGTTGTCACGCCCTGCAAAACGACATGGTTTATTGCATCGATCATTGGTGTTCACAAATCACAGCTTGGATTGACTCCGCGCAATTTCAATGTCTCGTTTAGTCCACTTCTCGCCGTTCGGCTTGACCACAGGACGACCATTGAACTCTAGTGAGTCACTAGTCAATGACAATCCATGCAATAATCTACCATCAGAGTTGAATATGCGACGTCTAACCACATACGACTTGCACTTACGTTTACGGCATAGTCGAGAACGCAAAAACTTTGCCCTGCGTTCACATGTGGCTATCACTTCATCGAATGTAAATGGGTTCTCTAGTACATGCTCGCGCTTTGTATGTATCGACTCCAATAGACGTATCGCGCTTAACAGGCACACTCGCGTTTCCTTCGCACCCATTTGTTGTCCTTTACTTCAACCGAACCTTCACGCTCTAGCCGTTTCAAAATCGTCCTGATTCGCTTTGCCGACATATCGCATTCTCTCGCAAGGGGGGGGATTGGGGTATACGCCTTTGAATCCAACTTGCTGAAAATGTCAAGGATTTCGTCTTGGTCGTAATTGCTAGGAAGCGGCTTAAAGTCTATGTCTTTGACGATACCCTTGGCGACGTTACCCCAACATGTGTCGCAAAATGTCGATCCATGTTTTCCGCAACAGTCACAGTCCTTGGCAATGGTTCTGACAAGCTGTGTCATACGTGTAATCAGTTCATTAGTCATATTGCATTATGCTCCGCGTTCATTGTTCATACGCAATATGTTACACGAAACCACATCCATAGTCAACAAAAAACCCCCTAGACTTTTGGTGTCCTAGGGGGTGGGTGGAGGTGTACCCATGAACGCTATGTACTCACAACGCCGACGATTATAGTACAATGACAGTCATTTGTCAAGCGGAAATTGATGTCATTTGGTCGGCATCTTCGCACACAGTTTTAGCGCATTGTACTGCTCGCTGTCGATAAGTACGCAATACTTCCTGTCCGCAATCACCTTGTCAATGTCGTGTTTCATCCATACGAATGACCCGCCCATACGCACGGCAGACCAAACCGCATTGCGCTTCCACCAAGAAACGTCGGCCAACACCATCGAATTGAGCAAGAACTTGTCGCACTTGTCACGACCCATCAGTTCCGCCATATAAAGCGCGTCGTGAGGCAATGCGTGACCAAGTATCCAGCCCATCAACGGATGACCAATGAACCGCCAGAAGAAGCGCGGGATACTCGCACCGTCAGTTACCATGCCTTTCTTGATAAGCACGGCCCTGCCTTCAACCAACTGCGATATCCAATTCTCACAGACAGACCAATTTTCGGTGCCGTCCGTGAGTTTTTCCATCTTCGGCAATTCAGGATAGAACACGATTTTCATATCACACTCACTTTGCGACATTGGCATTGTTCCACTCGACACGTACAACATCGATACGGACACGGATACCGCTTATCATGTTCATAAGCTGTTCCCACCAACCAACTGGCAAAGCCTTAGCAGTATCTTCACATTTGACAGTGCCGTCATCAAACACGGGATTGTCAGACCCAGCACAAGCGTTCAACTGTTCAGCAGAACGAGAATCCCAATGAGCAATAGTAACTGCACCCTTGCTACCAGACACACAACCGGAAAGAACGCAACAAGCCAAACAACCGACAACAATCATCTTTTTCATTTCAAAGACTCCTCATTAGCCAACGTTGCAGAATCAGGACCGAACACAGAAAAGACAGGAACTTGATTTCTGGGCATAACCAACGAAACAGACTTAAACCAATTGCCAACAGTCAGATTGTCACTGAACTGACTTACAAGAGCATTGGTGAATCTGCCACCGTCATCACCGCCATAGCTTGATTTACCGTCACCGCATCCACCCATGTAAATCAGATTGCATTTGATATCGAAACCACATACGGATTGACGTGCATTAAAAACACGCACATAATCATGAGGTCCACGCATCATGGTTCCGCTGTTGCAACAATCAAGAATCAAGTTGACAGTGATCTTGTTATTGATTCTAAGTAACATCTCTCCAACCAAGTCATCCGTGAATTGACCGTCCCATAAACAAATGGTCGAGTCCAATCCACCGTTTTCGTCACCGTTTACATCCTTGACCTGACCACCATGACTAGAACCGTATGCAACAAACTGGTCGCCGTCCTTCATTCCGGCACATGCCGCCACGCACGACGATGTGACACGGTATGCCGTAGCCTGTTCATTCGTAAGCAACGTGACTTGATATCCACGAGACTCAAGCAATGCCTTAATCCGTAGAGCGTCTAGAATCGTTCCAGTACAATCGCCAGACCAACCTCCATAAGACGAAGGGTTTACATGATCTAGGCCCCATACGACGGCCCTGCGCGTGATTCCGTCGATGTTGGTTGTAGTCGTGGTTTGTATAGTAAAAACTATCGATGAATTCTGATTGTCATTCACATTGGTTGAAACGCAACCAGCACCCAACCATGTCATAAACGCAAGAGCAATTGAGGCAAGAACCTTTCCAGAACCATTGCAATTAGGACATGTCTTGTATTTCACATTGTCAGAACAACCACCAGCACAACAATCAGGACAAACAGACTTGACTTTGTTGACAACCGTATCAGGTGTCATGGTTTTTTCAGTATAAGCGCAGAACGATGCTGTGATCTTGTCCTTGCCATCAACAATGAGAATTGTCGGATAAGTCACGCTCTTTCCGTACTTAGCAAACCATTTCGTGTACACCGTCTTATTATCAGTCTTATCAGCGTCAATGACAGTCCACAGTTTGCTCAATGCTTCCATGCAACCATTCTTGACGAACGTCTTGCAATGAGAACACGATTTGGTGTTTTTCAGAACGACAATTTTCATATTACCGCCCATTTCTTTCACACTTGTCAATTGCATCCACAACACGGGTCAATGCAACATTGGTAGCCGCCATAGTTTCCATGAATTTAGAAAACACGAGATGAATCATATAACCAAGGATTATTGATTCAACAATCAGACATGCAGACAATATACCGACTGTTGTCATCTTGTCCATGCGTTCAGCGGCGTTCATAACGTCAGGCAAATCAGTTGCCATAGCCAATGAATAAGAACACATAACAAAACCGAACAACGCAAAATAAGAAACCCATCTGGCCGTCATATACTGTCTATGCTGATTGCTCACTTCATAAATCCTTTCTTAAATCAATGTGTTGATATAAGACGTGTAAGTATCATTTTCATCGTGATATTATCGTTCAATTGTTGGTTAGAGAATTGGTCACGGAATTGACGTTTACAAAAAACAGGTTGGTGCCGTTCGAGAACATGTGCGCCTGATTTCCGTCGATTTTTCGCTCGATGTTCTCTAACCGCTGCAAAATCAGGTCGGTGATTCGTTCGTCGCTCATTTTCAAAATTCTCCTGCTTAAACAGTCCTCACCGCCGCATTATTTCCACGCGCTTGGCATTGTCGCGTAATCGTTCAGCCCGGTCGCGTTGTAATAGCATTGAGCACACTCAGTTCCGCTGGCAGTCGGAAACTGCTCATATAAGTGAGTTGTGCCGTCTGGCATCAAGGCGGATTCGCCTGTCAAATTTGAACAATTGTAGAAAGTGGCAAAGAACATTTCAGTCGCTGGCGTGCCAGAAATATTTCCGAACAAACCAGATGGAATCGGGCCTGTCAGATTTGAGCAGCCACAGAAAATTCTAGTGAACATGTAGTCCGCTGGCGCACCGGATATATTGCCGAACAAACCTGATGGAATCGGGCCTGTCAGATTTGAACAATTGTAGAAAGTTTCAAAGAACATGACCCTAGCTGGCGTGCCAGAAATATTTCCGAACAAACCTGATGGAATCGGGCCAGTCAGATTTGAACAATTGTAGAAAGTGTCGCGGAACATTTCAGCCGCTGGCGCACCGGATATATTGCCGAACAAACCTGATGGAATCGGGCCAGTCAGATTTGAGCAGCCACAGAAAGTTCTAGAGAACATGGCGTACGCTGGCGTGCCAGAAATATTTCCGAACAGCCCGGATGGAATCGGGCCTGTCAGATTTGAACACCCATAGAAAGTGGTGTCGAACATGAAGTACGCTGGCGTGCCGGAAATCGCACCGAACAAACCTGACGGAATCGGGCCTGTCAGATTTGAGCATCCATAGAAAGTGTAGTAGAACATTTGGGCCGCTGGCGTGCCCTCAAAATCAAGCCCACCTGACATTGTAACATTATGTCCGCCGACGAAAGTGCTACTGAACAATTCCATGAAGTTTCCTGTCGAATTGCGCCAGTCACCCCTAAATCTGATCTGCTTACCTTTGAGCGTTATCGTGTTGCTTGTCCACGGCACAAACACACCGTCGCCGTCGTCTACCAGAGCTTTGGACGGATCAGCAGGCTGGCCATACCCTGTCCCACCAATCGTTATGGCCGCTGGATATGTGCTGACATACTTAAATGTCAGCGTGACCGGCCCTGCGCTCGCCGCTGCCCAATCCTCGTCGAAATCCATCGCAAAATGTCCGAACGCGAGAATCGGCAAAAGACACAGAGATATGAGTTTTCGTTTCATTATATGTGCTCCCAGGCATCGTCTCCGTCTTTCCGCCGCAACTCTGTGATGGTGAACTGCAACGCCAGAGCAAGCTGGGTCAGGCGCAAGGCAAGCGTGTAGTTCTCCGCAGTGTTGGCGGCGTCAATCGCAGTCGTGATTATTGAATCGTCCTCAAACTTGTCAACCACTTCGATTCCGGCGAGCTGGCAAAACCCGTTGCACGTCTGACGGTATTGCGCCCGCAGCCCCTCAACCAGAGCGTCATGAGCAGCGTGCTCTTCCGCCTGCTCCTGCGCCGCCGCGTTCTCCGCGTCGATCACTTCTTGCGGCTTGTTGGCCGTGAGTTCATAGCCAGCCGCCCTGCATTGTTCCGGTGTCGGGTTGACTGTCATGCCGATTACTCTCGGCCATTCATTCACATAGCGAATACTCATAGCCCCACCCCCTTCCAGTCAGAATTTGACACGCGCCGGATAAGCAGCGTGTTCCATCCGTTGGTGTCCACGGTCGGAGTCTCGGCGTAGTTAATGATGTTGGTCGCAAAAGTGAATGAATTGGTGCCGGGATAATACGACAGGCTCACGCGGCTGACTCCCGCAGTGCCGTATCCTGTCGGGTCTAAAGTCAGCACACACGGCGCGTCAGCGACCAGCACCGGCATGTTGCCGTGCGCTATGGCCACTGTGGCTGTTCCGTCGGCTGGCGTTACCGTGCCTGTCCAAGCGGTGTACGGAGCCGCTATCGACTGCGCCACATGCTGCGTGACGGCGTTCGCGCCGATAAGCGGGTCACCCGAAACGTTGCCGCCTACTATTGCGAGGTTCGTCGCCGTGCCGTCGGTCAGCTTGACGTATTTTCCTGGGTGCGGATCGGCGGCAACCGTCTCGTGGTTGTTGATCTGCGACTTCGCCTGATACGCCTCCAGCAGCGCATCGTCGATGTCGGCGCGCAACGATGCCGTGATGTTGGTCACCCATGTTTGTCCGGCATTTCCCGTTGCCATCCAGTTAGCCATGTCCGTGTAGGACCATGTTTCGGATGTCAGAGGGGGAGCGGACCCCAGATAATAGGCGGCCACGTTTGTCGTCAGGCCTACGCCGCTGTAATAGACGTTCGTCCGCGCATCGGTGGTGATGTTGTAGAGACAGAAGCTGGTTGACGCCAACGGAATCGTCGGAGTGACGAGCAAATACCAATTGTCAACGCCGTCAGACCACGTGATGGCGACGGCCGTTGGATCGTCCCAAATGTGCTGTGCCAGCCATCCTCCACCAGAAAACTCATCCAACGGATACGGCAACGGCAATGCGTCAGCGCTGCCGTCGAAATGCCACTGCATCAGCGGGCGGACGTTAACCCCATAGACGACATTGCTCCCGGTCGAAACCATCCAATTGGTCGGGCTCTCGTACCAGCGCGTCACCCTGTTTGTTGCCGAGTACTGCGCCAGCGCGTCCATGGCCGCCGGGTCCGATTCAACCTTGACGTAGGTGTTCGTGCCCAGCCATCCGGTCCACGATGCCAGCGGAAGGTAACCGCCCAGCCACGAGAGCGTCTGGTTCGTGGTGGTGTACCGGTTGATGTTGTCCGTGAAGTCAAAGACCCCACGCACGGCGTCCCACACGAGCATCTGCCCGCTCGCGGTAAGCGGCGTGCCGTCCACGTCGTCGGCGTCCGTGAGTTTCATTCCCCAGGTGGGGCGCACGAGGATGGTTCCGGCGTTGGCGTGGCGGTTGATGACCGCGCCCATGCTGATGCGCGGGTACGGTGCCTGTGGTTCATACCTCGTCAGGAACCCCGGCGTGTTCGTGGACAGGTAAACAATCATGTTGTTCGTCCAGCCGGTCTCCCCGTACAGCGCCCCGGTCGTGTCGACGGCGCTGACGTTGCCGAACCAAGTGATCATCCCGAACCCGTTCGGCAGGATGTTCTGCGTGGCCACGCCGAGCGTAGTGGCCGGGCGCACCGCGGGGTCGGCCTTGGCCAGCGTGAACTCGCACTTCCCGCTGTTACCGACGACGCCCGAAAACCGCACCACCATGCCGTTCGTGATAATCTGGCCGGACGCGTTCTTGCCGTAGATGTACGATTCCTGGAAGAATTGACCCTCGTCCACGCCTCCGATGCCGCCACGGAAGGTCATCCAATTCGGGTCCCAGGCGATCTCGCCGATGGCCAGCGCCGATGAATAGGCCGTGCCGAAAGCCAGCTTGTTCGTGACCGTTGCCGAGTAGAGCGTCTGGTTGGTGGACGTTCCATTTACACGGTCAAGTTTCTGAGTCGTAATATTGTACGTGTTCGTCGCAAGTAGATATGCTGAATCGGCACTCGCACGCGCAACCAAGTCAGTAGTTGAAGCGCCGGAAGACGCCACATATTGCGCAATGTTCGTCACTTCAGACGGCGTTGTAAGACCGCTGAAATTGACGTTTGTAACGACGTTATCATTCTTGTCCAATTGGTCATAGGGCTTTGTAATGACGCTCGCCGCGAATGACACAAAAGGAATCAGTATAGCAATGGCATACTTGAACATTACACAACACCTTTCGACTTTAGAACTTTAGCAAGGGTGAGAAGAAAGCGGCGGACCTGACCTGCGCTAGACGAATCTGTCAACTCGAAAACGTCATCCTCGCCCTCTTGGTCAATGGTGAAACCTTCGTCAGACTTCATCACGAAATGCTGTGCAACAGGCGTAGGCGAGGATGGAACACCATTAGGATTGTTCTTGACTGTAATCTTGGTATTGCAGTACAAATCACCGTCATCAGCAAGAACCAGCGTGAAATCATCGATATACGACGGCTTCTTTGTCGAGAAATAGGCAATCGCATTGTCGGTAGATAATGTCAACGTGGCGAGATAACGGCCAGCAATCGTTTGGTCTTCCGTAAACGTCGAACACGTCGTAAGTTCAACTCCGCTGTCCGCATAGATCGATGCCGTCAGCGTGGACAAATCAGGAGCGGACACAAAGTTATACACCGACAACTGTATATCAGTGTATGCACCAAGAGCCTTGGTCGATACAAAGTTACCCTTCTTGTTTGATATGTCCAACTGAATAGGCAAACTGTCCATATCAAAACTCCTTAATGTCCGATTGCGCGATAAACAACACCCATGCAGTCATCATTCTGCGGCCACCACGTAAAGCCGTTAACAGTGGAATAAATCAGAGTCGGAATACTGTGTTCCGAAACAATGTTTGTCATGGGCGTATATTGCGTCAATTGAACCTGAAAACACGCATTAGAGAACGGCTGGACAAAGTTCTGCGTGTATTTCGTGTTGTGCGTGTAGCGAGTGCCGCCATTGTAAATGACGCCCCAACGCTCCTGCAAACCGTTAACACGATTCTCGTAACCGTTTGCGGCTTTGAGGACACCGGAGGACGCGAATGAACTAAGAGCAATCCACCAAGTACCTTCATCCGTGGAAGGGTCGTGATTCGTGTTTGCGTCTTGCGATGACAGATAAATCTTGCCGTCACTACCCCAACACATTGCGTCAGACGGATATGTGGTGAGACTGTTCCATCCAAGCGTGCCGTACAACTGAATCTGTCGGATGGCCTTGGAAACGACATAAAGAAGCTGATTTGACACGTCTGTAGGTGCCTTGGTCATAAACTGCCAACCATCACTGAAATCAGCCGTCGTGTCACGATATGCCGTACCTTGAACAGGCGTTGCCGGTGAACCAACGGAAGGAGTGGCGTTATCCGCCCATGTGGTGTCCAACTTGAAATCTCTAACTTCGCTCATATCAATACTCCCCGACTGTTGCATCTACCGAGATACCGGCAGGAAACGGAAAATACCAACGGTTGTAACCCTTGTCGGTATAGGTGAAACTCTTGGCCGTCAATGAATACTTGATCCATTCCGGCGTGCCAACAGGAACGTAGAACTTGATTGTCTTTGTCGCCGTCTGCTCAATCTTCACATCAACGCCAAGAACGTCCTTGATAGCATTCGTGATTTCTGGTATAGACGAATCCTTATTGATGTTCTGAAAAATGCGCCTTACAATTTGGTCACGATAATCGTTGTCAGTAGGAGCACCGCCTATTGAAATGGTCGCACCGTTCACCCATGAAATATGGTCATCCATGAATGAGTTTGCCGGTGTGGTGCCGGAATCGCTGTCCATGTACCACCAATTTTCAGGAAGGTCGGAAGGCGTCGTTTCTCTCGTCTGTCCTACAATACGACCAAGACCGTCAAGCCAAATGCCGGAAGCATATGCGATATTGCGCGTCTTACCCAATTCGACAACAGACCTATACGCCTCGTTTATTTCATCTATGAACGCCTGCAATACCTGCGCGTAAACATGCTTGTCACGAAATTGGTCAAGGCTTGACGCAAGAGCATTGCCAGATTGGTTGCGGTCCAACCATTCCGTAAAGTCAACATGATATTTGGAAATATCTACTGACATATTATGCTCACGTCACAGTGATATGGTCCTCATCGAATGTGGCCAACTGTTTCCAAAGAATCGTTACGGAAGAAGATGGAGGAGTCGTGTCTGTTCCGCCAGTCAATGTCGAACCAGACAAAATGATGTAGACTTTAGAAGTACTTGTTGCGTCAGTTGTCAAAGTAATTGAGTTCGCGCCCGTACCAGCGACGATTGCCGTTAACGTAATTGTGGCACCATTAAGAATTGAAGCCACAACATCCGCATTGGCAGTCGTTCCAGAACCGTACTTAGTACCCTCATATGCGGAAAAGTCATTGATGGCATAGTACAGGTTTAACGCCGTGTCCGCATTCGATGTACCAATCTTCACATCGTTTGCAGTCGTAACGGAGTTCTTGAAAGTGTACGTCTTAGAGCCTATTGTTATTTTCTTTGAATACAATAAATTGTAGTAATCTATACGCGCCCAACCAGTTGCCTTAACCTCCGCCTGTTGAGCAACAGTCAATTCCGAAAAAGTCATCGTATTAAGACCGGTTAAGGCTCCATAAATGTCGGAAGCATAAACACTGTCGCCGGGACGATAACTTTCATCACTGCCAGACCACGCTATGATTGCATTTTTAACCTGTGTCACGTAATCTGTAGGGAGCGTGTAACCTGACTTAGCCGTAGCCGTCACCGCCACCGCAATAGGAACCTCGTCAGCACGCCGGAACGAAACAGTGACCAAATCATACGTCTTTGACACGTTGCCGGACGTTTGAGTCATACATGACATTTTGTTATAGATGGAGTCGGTAATGTCCTGATCCTCTCCACCGATAACTAACACACAAATGGAACCCGGAGGCAAACCTTTATCGTCAACTTCGTTTGTGGGGTTCTCGTAAATCTGCGCAAGTGTCACTCCGTCAACATTGCTGACGGCATTCAGGATGGCTTCACTCTCTCGTTGTGCCGTCAACTGAGTGCTGATTTGCTGACGTGTGCGCAACTCCTCGTCCGTCTCTTCGGCGATACCGGCAACAGAAGTCGAATTGACAACGACATTAGTCCAACCCGGCAATGGAGACTGAATGTTCATGGAAGAACTGTCAGCAACAACAACCGGCGTCTTCTCGGTCGAAGTGACATAACCAGTTACCGTTCCGCCACCAGAAATCGTGTAATCGGCGTCAACGGTAAACGTGTGTTCATTGTCGGACGTGGCAACCAACTTTCCCTTGGTAATTACCGTTCCAGCCGTACCAGAAAAAGTCACGGACAACTGAGTAGGAACAGAAGCGCGACGAAAGATACCGTTCAACTGCACAACTCCACTTTGAAAAGCTCCTGTATTGTAACGAGGGTCAAATTGAGTGGAAAGCGCAGAACCCATTTCCCACGTCTCCGCAATGGATTCAGCCGTCAACATAATGATTTGCGACACAAGCGAACTGTCTTCCAAATCAATGCTGACCGTGTTACCATTCGCGTCTGTAACCGATTCTAAACGAGACTTCAGGCTGTTGGCAATGTCAGCCAAACGCTTCTGATTGAACCCCGTAGATGTTACTCCGTAAGTTGACATTATACAACCCTCAGATTACAATTATAGCAGAACCGTAAATAGTTGCAAGTTCTAACTGCATAATAAATTCTCTTGACACAGTATCGAACCTGAAATCAACCACGTTAACGCTCGTAACACCCTCAGTCTGTGAGGCGACATTCGCAATGTATTGGCTTGCGCTTTTCTCGGAGTTGCGCGAACCAAGAATACCGTCGCTCGTGTCAGTAGGCATCCAAGGTATACCGCTGTCAATATTGAACTTCCATTCGCCAAGTTGTTTGTTCAACCGTATGCGGACACGCTGTACAACTTCATCAACACCCGTAGACTCTTCAATAAGTCCTGCTGTAGTTATTACCATGTCGCCATTTGTCGGACTGACTTTAAAATCAAGACTCATAATTGAAATCCTCAAAGTGAACTAGTAGTTACTTTTCTCCATTCACTACCATTATAAATCACTATTGTTCCCAATGTATCATTGAAATAGAAACGTCCTTTAGAGGCACCGGGAGCTGCTGCTGGTTGTAAATACATCCATTTTGACGCCCGCACAGTGTCAGTGTTTAAATCTCCCGTTGTGTCGTTGTTTGTCAAGACTATATTTTTGAACGTGGTCACATTATCGCCAAGCACATTGATTGCGGGAGACGTTATATTCACCTGCGGAGTCGTTACATTTACAGAACCGTCCTTGACGCTCACAACCGTAGTGCGGTCATCATTTCGCAATTCGACCGCGTCACTTTGCCAATTTGACGGCACATACGGCTTTAGACCAAGACCGACAATGCAAATTGCGTCAGTCATGTCGTGGTGCCTGATTCGTGTGGTCAACGGCAAATCGGTGTCAACCGGATTCTGAATACCGCCCAACTCGACCACATTGTCTATCCCGCGTTGTCCGAATACCAAAAGGCATGGATCATCGACATTGACAGGAACAGTGAGAACAACC